TTAGAGACTGGTATCATGCCGGACAAAATCAAGCTCATAACCTAGAGCGTCTCCGATCTTTGATAACAGGTCGATGCCCGTGCTGTATTTCCCGGACTCAATCCGGGCGATATTCCCTTGGCTGATCCCTGTAAGATCAGCCAGCTTGTATTGAGATATACCGGCCTCCATGCGGAGCCGGGATATCCTTTTGCCGATTCTTTCTCTATCATTTCCCATACTGCGGATTTTTTCATTCTATATCTTCTATCGCATAATCTCCAGATGCAGCAGGAGCAAGCTCATTTACAATACTGTCAATTTTTTCCGCATCTTCATCAGATATTTCGATCTGCATATTTTCATTGCAGATCATTTCTATCCCGTTATTTTCCAGAATCTCTAATAACTCGCTATTTTTGCAATATAATGTCTTCATTTTTATTACGCCGCTTATCCGTTGCCGCCGGTTCTATTGTTATTTTGATATTGCAAATGTAATATCAAATTTGATATCATGCAAGGCTTTGGTAAATTATTTTATATGTTTTATGGCATATTTTCTTTCTCTTTCTCCTCCAGTACCTTTTTAAGCTGATATAGGCTCAAAATATCATACTCAAATGTCGGATTTTCCCAGTTTCTTCGGACGGAGTTCGTTTGGACCGAGATAAATTTCCGAAGGTCGAAGATGTATTGAAACGGGCTTAGCCTGATCTCATTAAATGTGATTTGATAGTTATCAAACCACTCTAAAAGTTTTTTAAGTTCCTCGTTCATGGTTATATAATAAAATTTGTTCCCGCGAATATACCAATAATGCCTATATGACCGGACCTAACTATATACGAATGATTCGTAGATGATAGAAAACAGTATAGAATAGTTGATTTTTTGGTGTCCGATGGGAGATAATGATCAAAGTAACAAACACGAGTCACTTTATTTATCTCTTTTGCGAGAAAACAGTAGATTATGATCGGAGCGATAGTTGGAGCCGCCAGTTCCTTGGCGAGTGGCATTGCCGGGGGAATAAAGGCAAGGAAGGCGGCTAGAAAAGCGAACGCCGTGTTGGATAAACAGGCAAAGGAGAATGAGGATTGGTTTAACCGTAGGTATAACGAGGATTATACCCAAAGCGCGGAGGCGCAAGCCGCCTTGACCAAGGCTAGGGAATTAGCGGATGAGCAGTACCGTAAGGCCTCCGGTACCGCCGCGGTCGTAGGAGCTACTGATGAGTCCGTAGCGCAGGCCAAGAAAGCGGCGGGCGAGGTGATATCCGATACCGCCAGTGGTATAGCCACTAACGCTACCGCACGGAAGGATGCTGTGGAATCCCAATATCTCAACACCAAGAATAATATCAGTAACCAAAGGCTGTCTATCTATAATCAACAGGCGGCAAACGCCACGCAAGCGGCTAATCAAGGATTACAGGCCGGGATGGGTCTCGTTGGGGCTGACGCGCAAGCCTATCTTGACAAGGGTAAGGGATTATTTGAGTCTATATTCAAAAAGTAAACAACAATGACATTAGAGGAAAGATATAATAGGAAAAGGACCCCGGTCGTTCAGAGGCCGGAATTGTCCACTACGCCATTGGTTGAGCCGGAGGTTGCCGGAAGCCAGAACCCTATAGCTCCAACCGTGGATAATACGGATGAGACCACTCTACAAGCTAACGTTGGCGAACCTCAAATGAACGATTACCAATGGAACCAAAGGCTTTATGAGACGCTCTTTCAAAAGCCGATAAGTCAAGAGGAGGAGGAGAGAAGAAAACGGGCCGCTTCCGTAGCTACTGGAATCGGGCATCTAGGCAATGTGTTGTCTTCCTTCTCCAATTTGGCATTCGCGGGAGAGGCACCTTCGCAGAAACTACCCACCGTAGCTGATCCTAAACTACAATCCTATTCTGACAGGTTGGAGGCTATCAGGCAAAGATACGGGGCCGGGTATCTGGCCGCAAGGCAAAACGACATCAATAATTATCAAAGGGCATTGCAGCTTTATAGACAGGATCAAGCGAGAAAAGCCCAGAATGATTTGGAAAAGGCCAAGATAGCGCAAAGTGCCGCTCAATTCGCAATAAAGAATGACAGGGAGGAGCGGAAGATGAAACAGGATGCCGCATATAAAGAGAGAGAGTTGGGTATAAGGCAATCCAATCTCCATAGTCTTGAGCAATATCGTACCGCTAAAGATAATGGCTCTGGGGCGGATAAGTCTATTGACATCATCGGCAGAAACGGTAAACGTTTCACTTTGTCCGGTAAGGATAAAGATGGGGTTATCGCTTATATGTATAAGAGGATGTTGGAGTATGCGGAAGATCATCCAAAAGAGAATAAGAGTATATCGGATATATCGTGGCAGTTTGGTGAAGGTGGAGACCAAAAGACCAAACAAGCCGCTATTGTCATGAGTAATATTCAGAATTTCCCGGAATTATACGATGAGTTTGATCAGATAATTGGATCGGGAGGTTCTTCTACTAGTACTAACAAGAAAAGTATAGGTTGGGATAATAATTCGAGTTCTAAAAATGTAGGTTGGTAAAATTATGGAAGTGAACAATACCAGAAAATTATATGACGCTTTAAAAAGCGATGGATATACTGATTTGGGCGATTTTTCCTCTTTTGAGGGGAAATTGAAAGACTCAGGTAAGCGTGAAATGCTTTATGATGTCTTGAAAAAAGATGGATGGCAAGATTTAGGAGATTTCTCCCAATTCGAGAGTAAATTAGGCTATGCTCCAATTAATAACGAGAATATTAAAGAGACAGACTATGTTTCCCAATCAAGTGTTAATCCTCCTCCTATATCCCTAAGACAAGAGGTTGATATTCCCAAATCAGATCAATCCGAGTATGTTAATCCATGGGATAATTCTGCCGATTATAATTTTGAGTCCTTGCGTAAAAAAGGAAAGATTGAGACCGCTACTCCTCCACCTCCTACGGAGTATGAGAAGGATTCTTCTTTCATGAATACTTGGGTAGGAGACGCTATACAGAAACTTAACGCAGGAGGAGCCGATCTTGGTGCCGGTATATTTGGGGTCTTGGATAAGGCGGCTAAAGGGTTGGAATCCGCAACGGGAGGACTGATCCCACGTGGCGGGGCATTCAAGGATATCTCAGATATATTTAAGGCTGATGCGGAGTTTTCCCGGGCAAGGTCAAACAGATACAATGGCAAGGATTTCACCGATCTTTGGAAAGAAGGGAATTATATGGGTGCCATAGGTGATATAGCCTTGCAAGGCGTAGAGTCGCTTCCGATGTCAATCGAGGCCATGGCCGCTACAATGGCCGGAGCTCCAGCGGCCGGACTCGCAGGTATAGGATCAATAGTGGCTAGCCAGAAATATGATGATCTTGACCAGAATAACCCAAACATGGGAGAGTTCGCAAAGGTATCTAACGCTATTCTTACTGGTACGGCAGAATCCTTGTCTGAGATGCTGGGCGCTGGCGTATCCAAGGCTTGGATGTCAACATTATTCAAGACGCTAGGAAAGGAAAAGGCGCAAGAGGCTATCAAACGTGGCATAATGGGTAAGATGCAAGAGTTCTATAAAAAATTCGGTATGTTTTTCGAGCCTGTAAATGAAGGTATCGAAGAGGTGTCTTCCACGCTAGCGGAGAATATAACGGATAAGATAACTGGTGCGGATCCGGAAAGGGATTTGACCGATGGTGTATTGCAGAGTTTTGTCTATGGTATGGGAGGCGGCGCTTATTTTACTGGAGCCGGAGCGTTGGCTAAAGGTGCGCAATACGTAGCGGATAAAATAGGAGGCAAACAGGCTCAGCAGCCTATCACCGATTCCAATGTAACAGATCAAGGCGTTGAAACTCCTCCTCTATTAACTAAGTCAAGGTTTGCCGAGGCAGAGGAAGAAGGTCGAAATATGACTGATCCGGGCGATATACGGACGGCGAGCAAAAAGATGGAAGAGACAAGGCTTTCCCTATCTGGAATGGTTCCGGGGTTGGCTAGTACGATAGAAAGCTATGTGGATGATGGAGCTAGCGAGGCCCAAGTGATGAGTCTTCTTGATGGAGTTAATGCGGATGCCCGTCCGTTAGCCGAGGATTTCTACGCTGATTATCTCAGGATATCCGGTTTGCAGGATCGTATAGGCGAGGAAATAGACAATGAGGTTGAAACTTACGTTGCCAATAATATTACTCCTTATGTTACCACGAATCCTGATGGTCAGTCTATCGTTACCACAGCTACGCTTAGCGAGGGAAATGAGGAAAGACCTGTGTACGTTAGGAGTATCGAGGGAGATAAGGCCGTTATTTCCGATAACGGACAGGATCGGATGGTCTCGGTGAAAAGGTTGAGCGATATAGTAGAGCAAGATGCCGGTCATATGAGACGGACCTATGAGGATCAATTATTGGCTACCCGCCAGTCCGAGCTTGACATGACCATGCATCATAATCCCAAGACGCAATTACCAAAGCCGGGGTTGATCATATGGAACGGGGATAATGCGTTTATCCTTCAAGGACAAGATGAGAACGGTGATTGGATCGCTCAACCTGCGGCTTATGATAGAGAAACCGGGCAGGTGACAGCCAAGAATGGCTCTTCCCCCGCAATGCCTATAACAGAGAATGAGATTCTTGATCTTCAAGATGCCATATATGACGCTCAACAAGTTAATGTGGTGTCGCCAGAGAATGATAATGTAGCAAGTGCTGATGCCGAGATAACCTCTGCACCTCCTGTGGAAGATGCGATCAACCAGCCAACGAGTGAGATTGAGACGGAAGGTGCCATTGATCAGATAGCACAACCTAGCAATGTAGAGAATCCCTCCATGGTCATGCGAGAAGATGGTACGCCAGATTTCGTATCGTCTGGTACGGATATGACCTTGGATTTCCTCCATGATAAATATGGCGATAAGATGCCAAGGAAGATCGAGGTGACGAGAAAGTCTTTCGATGAAAGCCTTAAAAAAGCGTCCGATGCCTTGGAAAAGGCGCAAGAGGCATACGATGACGCCCCTATCGGAAAAGAGGATAAGGCCGAGGCCGCATTGATAAAAGCCCGACAAGAATATGAGGCGATCAAGGTCGAGGCTGATTTCTGGGCTAATCTTGATGATGATATCAAGGAGGCCAGCAAGAAGCCGGGTGATGTCATAGCAAAGGAGATCTCCGTGATGGGTGATCCTATGAGCGGAGAGGAGCTTGCGGCCATGATGCTGGCTAATGGGGCGATCAAATTGACACGTGACAGTTACAAGAAAGAGACCGGTGCCGGGAATAATGAGACTGCAAGAATGTTCGGATTGTTCGCCTCTCCGGAAAAAGGCGGTGTTAATATAGAGAGGGCAGGTGAGATATTGGAGCTTGCCGATAAGGAGAATGGCACTAACTTCTTCGATGAGAACGATACGAACGCCGGAAGGGACGCTATCATAGAGGTCTTGTCTTCCGCTCGTACACGTGGAGACTTGATCGATTATGTCAAGAGGAATCGTGAGGCGATCGCTGAGCGTGAGAGACAGGCCGAGTACAACGATTACGCTGAGTGGTGCGAGGAGAATTATCATATGTCCCCGGAAGAATACGAGGCGTATGAGGAAAGCGTGGTACGTGATTTCTCGGAGAAACAATTGACTGATGAGGAGCGAGACGAGCTTGATTCGCAAATCGTGGATGAAATACAGGCCATAATTGACGAACAAAATGAAATAGACGCTATCTTAGCGCAAAATAAACCGATAGAAAATGAAAACATTGAAGGAAATGACGAAAGCGGAGGCGATGGCTTACGCGAGGGAGGCGGCGAGGTACTGCCAAGAGAACAACTTGATCAGACCGGGGGAACTGGAGAGGTTGAGGGAAGAGAATCGGCTGGCCCCGACATTGATCGCACGGATGGAGCTACACAAGAAGGCTCATCAAGGGGACTAGTTCCTTTTGTCGCTCCTTCTCCAAAGGAGAATGAGACCCCATTGGACTATGCCGAGCGCATAGTTGAGGCTAAGAGATTGCACGAAGAGGAGCTAAAGGTTGATACCAATCCAACAGAGGCGCAGAAAGAGGCCGGCAATTACAAGAAAGGCCATATAAAGATAAACGGTTTCGATGTCACCATAGAGCAGCCCGCCGGTTCCGTCCGTTCCGGTAAGGACGCTAATGGAAAAGAGTGGTCTGTTACCATGAATAACACTTACGGTTATATCCGTGGCACCGAGGGTGTGGATGGTGATCATATAGACGTATTCCTAGGCCCGGATATGAATAGTGACATGGTGTATGTCGTGGATCAGGTGAATACTGATGGCTCATTCGATGAGCATAAGGTTATGATGGGATTCCCTTCCTTGGAAGACGCTAGGTCCGCTTACTTGTCAAATTATGAGGACGGCTGGCAAGGGTTAGGCAACATTACCGGGGTAGCGTTGGATGAGTTCAAGAAATGGATTGATTCCTCGACTCGCAAAACAAAGCCCTTCTATGAGTATAAGGGAATTAAACAGGAGGAAGGCGATATTTCTAAAAATAATGATTCTGATAATTATAGCATTGTTCCCTCCCAATATACTACCAAGAAAGGAAAAGTTCTTGATATGCGGTTATTGAAGTTCGGTAATGAATTATCGAAGGAACAGCAACGTGCCGCCAAAGAGCTGGCCAAGGCTGAAAAGGGTTGGTATGACAGGGAACAGCGAGGTTTCATGATGCGTAGCGATGAAAGCGCAAGGCGGTTGGCCGATACCATTCTTGGCGATACCGATGCCGTAAGCGATGCGCAACCTATTTCTCTTGAAGACACACGCAGGGTTGTAGAGCCTCAAAAGGTAAATGTAGAAAACCTTATTGGTGATATCAACGATAAGGGCAAAGCCAAATTGAGCGATCGTACCGTTACCCCTAGCGGTAACCGCCTTGTTACCGATGAACGGTATGCGGAACTCCGTGAGCGCATGCGCAGGAAACTAGGCGGTCAAATGAATATGGGTGTTGATCCTGAGATATTGGCGATAGGTACTGAAATGGCGGTTTATCATATAGAGAAAGGATTGCGTAAGTTCTCTGATTACTCAAAGGCAATGATCGATGATCTAGGTGACGCTATACGACCGTATCTTAAAGCATTCTACAATGGAGCGAGGGATTTGCCCGAAGTAGGAGATAACGGATGGGATAAGGATATGACCGCTTATGAGGATGTCCGTTCATTTGATGTAGCTAATTTTGATAAGCCTGTCCCGGATATAATGGATGCCGCCGAGACCGTGGTTAGAGAGACAGAGATTGCCAGACAAGCGAGTGCCGCGAAGAAAAAAATAAAAAATAGCCGGAAAAAGCAAACGGACAACAAAGACAAACCATTACCTTTGTATGGTAACGATTTATTCACTCCTAATAATATTAAAGACAATGAGCAAGGAAATTCAAGAGCGGATCAAGGCGTGGGAAGAAAAGCACGGGAAGAGGATCGAGGATCTGAACGCGGAGGAGACCGTGGAGGCGTGCATGGAAGTGATGTGCTTGACACGGAGCGAGGCCGAGGAATACCTATCAGCGACAGCGACAAGCGGCCTGTTGTAAGGAATCAAAACAATTTCAGCTTCCCGGAGAAAGGTATTGAGCTTCCTTCCGGTGATATATCCAAGCTAAAAGCCAATATTGAGGCGATAGAAACGCTGAAAGACGTAGAGGACGGCCAAGGAAAACCTACCCCGGAACAACAAGCCAAGATGTCAAGGTACGTTGGATGGGGAGGTTTGGCCGAAGCCTTGAACGAAGGCAAATACAACGCGCGTGACAACAATTGGACTAAGGATCGAAATTGGAATGATAAGTATCTACGTTATTACGAGAAACTAAAATCCTTATTAAGTAAAGAAGAGTTCGACAGTGCCGTCCGTTCCACGACAACCTCTCATTATACCCCGTCCGAGGTCGTGGAAAGCTTATGGGGAATAACGGAGAAACTTGGATTCAAGGGCGGCAATATCAGTGAACCCGCTATGGGTATAGGCAACATAATCGGTATGATGCCTAGGTCTATATCTGAAAACTCAAGTATAAGCGGGTTCGAGATAGATAGTTTGTCCGGTCGTATGGCAAAGGCCTTATATCCTGACGCTAATATAAAGGTACAGGGATATGAGAAAGCGTTTTCTCCAAACTCGAAAGACTTAGTTATCACCAACGTCCCATTCGGGAAAAACGCTCCATATGATAAGGTTTTAGATAAGCAATTCAGGAAGAAACTTGGTTCCTCTTATAATCTCCATAATTATTTTATCCTAAAGGGGCTTCTGGAATTGAAAGAAGGTGGTCTCGGCGTATTCGTCACGTCCTCGGCTACGATGGATGGGGCCGATAGTAAGTTCCGTGAGTACGTGAGTGGAAACGGTTATGATCTGGTCGGAGCTATTCGATTGCCTAATGACGCTTTCCAGAAAGGGGCCGGCACGAGTGTTACGGCCGACATCGTTATATTCCGTAAAAGAAAGTATGGGGAACCTTCGAATGGGATAGGGTTCACTACTACAACGCAAATAGGTGAAGGAACTTATATGGAGGACGGGGATAAAAGGAGCAAGCCTATCATGGTTAACGAGTATTTCTCAAATCATCCCGATATGATGTTAGGTGATATGATGACCGCTTATGACGCTGGTAGCGGAGGTCTATATAGTGGAGCGTCCCAGACATTGAAAGCCAAACCCGGGGCCGATTTAAGCAAGGAGCTACTTAACGCTATTGATAACTTACCAAAGAATATCCTATCAGGTGTTGTAGAGACTAAAGGGCCGGAGGTTGTGGATGACTCCACTTTGAAAGATGGTACTATTACCGTCCAGAATGGCAATGTCTTTGTTTTAGATGGGGACTCGTTAAAACCGATTAAGGCAAATCCTACGTTCGTTCATAATGGTAAGACCCGGAAAATAGCGGATGCGGTAAATGATTACAATGATATAAAGAAAAATCTATACGATCTTATCCATGATGAGCAAACAAAGGGTGTGGATCCCGAGCCCGCGAGGAAAAGGCTAAACAAAGTATATGATGCTTTCGTGTCCAAATATGGGACACTTAACAGGAACAAGGCTTTGGACGATATTTTCGCCGAGGATGTTGAGCATGGATTACCCTTCTCTTTGGAGACCGTTAGAAGGGTACCTTCCACGACCGGAAAATCCATGGTCTGGGAAGTCTCGAAAGCGGATGGTATCTTGAATAAGCGTGTAAGTTATCCATTCGAGCTACCGACAAAAGCGGATAATGTCTTGGATGCCGTCAATATAAGCAAGTCATATAAAGGTAATATTGATATACCTTATATCTCGGAGATAACGGGTATGGATGAGGTGAACGTGACAAACGAGATACTAGAGAAGGGAATTGCTTATAGGGATCCTGTTACCGGCAATATAATAGATAAGAGTGAATATCTCTCTGGAAACGTAAAAGATAAGTTGGTAGAGGCTAGGGCGGCCTTGGAAGATCATCCGGAGTTTCAAAAAAACGTGGATGACTTGGAAGCCGTACAGCCTGAACGTATACCCTATGGTGAGATAAGTTATCGACTGGGGACTACATGGATCCCGTCTGAGTTTATAAATAATTTCGCTGATAATGTACTGGGTATATCTTACGCCAACGCTAATTTTATCCCGGAGATCGGTGAGTATATTCTTGATAAGAGGGCGTTCATAACCGATTACGCTAAAGCCGGTCAATTCAAGACTGAGAGAATGGACGCTATAGACGTGTTCAAGGCCGCTCTTAACCAACGTAAACCCAAGGTTTATGACGAGATTAAATATTATGAGGACGGTAAGCAGAAAACGAGAAGGGTCGTAAACGAGCAGGAGACACAGGCCGTTGCCGAGAAAATATCCGACATGTCCGATAAGTTCGTGGAGTATATTGATTCTAAAACGATGTTCCATGGTCGTATTGAGGACGTGTATAATGATAAATATAACAACTATGTACTAAAAAAGTATGACAAACCGGTTTTTGAGCATTATCCTAACGCTAATAAGAATATAACACTTAGGGATCACCAGAGCAAGGCGGTGCAACGTTGTCTATCCGAGAGCACGTTACTCGCTCACCAAGTCGGTACGGGAAAGACCTTTACCATGATTACGTCCGCTATGGAAATGAGACGGCTAGGTATAGCGAAGAAACCCATGATCGTTGTCCAAAACGCTACCCTAGAGGATTTCGTCCGTGACTTTTATAAACTGTATCCTTCCGCTAAGATTCTATCTCCGACAAAGGAGGAGCGTAACGCCGATAATAGGACAAGGCTGTTCAATCTTATAGCTACCGGAGATTTTGACGCTATCGTTGTCCCACAGTCATTCATGGCGTTTATCCCGGATAGCGAGGAAAGGAAAAAGGCATATATCCAAAAGCGTATAGATGATTTTGAGGAGGCTATCGATCGCATAGAAGACAAGGCTTTACAGGAGAGATTAAAAAGGGAGGCCAAGAGTATGCGTGATTCTCTGGAAGGTATAAAGAAAGGGAAAAACGTAAAGGGCAAGGCAAAGACAGCGGAGACTATCACGGCCAAGACTGAGCGTATTCTTGACAGGCGGACTGATAACGTCATGACGTTTGAGCAAATGGGTGTTGACGCTTTGTTCATCGACGAGGCGCATAATTATAAGAAGATCGGGTTCCCAAGTAAGATGTCGAACGTTAAAGGTATCGATACGAGTGCGTCACAAAGGGCTAATAGTATGTTGCTAAAAGCCCAATGGATATCTGAGAATAATGGTGGTCGAAACGTGGTTCTGGCAACCGGTACCCCTATCACTAATACAATGGCAGAGGTCTGGACTATGATGAATTTCGTGGCACCCGATATCCTAGACGCGTATAATATCAATAGCTTTGACGAGTTCGCTACCACTTTTGGAACGGTTGAGCCGTCATTGGAGTTTACCGCTACCGGTAACTTTAAGATAGCCGAGAGGTTCAAGAGCTATACGAATGTCCCGGAGCTTATAAAAGCGTTCAGGAGCCATACGGACGTTGTCTTGACCGAGGATGTCAAGGAGTTCAAGGAAGACAAGAATATCCCTAAGTTGAAAGACGATAAGATGACGAATGTCATTGTCGAGAAGAACGAGGACTTGGAGGATGTCATGCAAACCCTTATCAAGGAATTAGAGGATTATAACAAATTGACAGGAAAAGAGAAGAAGGATAAGAGTGCGCTACCCTTGGTCGTGTTCAGCAAGGCTAAGCAGGCGGCGATTGACCTTCGTTTGCTTAATCCGACATTTCCCGACAACCCTGATAGCAAGACAAACAAGGTGGTCGATAACGTATTGAGATTATACAAGGAGAGCGATAAGGATAAAGGCACGCAACTTATATTTTGCGATAGTTATCAATCCCCTTCTGAGACTCCAAAAATGGATTTATTCGATGTCGATTTATCTGTTCCTCAGTTTAATTTGTACAATGATATAAAGGAAAAGCTTATCAAGGGAGGTATTCCGTCTAATCAGATAGCTATCGTTGGCAATTATGAGGGAGAAAGGAGAAACGCCTTGTTCGATAAGGTCCGTAATGGGGATGTGCGCATTCTTATTGGAAGCACGGAGAAAATGGGAGTGGGTGTCAACGTGCAAGATCGTCTATTCGCCCTGCATCATATTGACGCTCCAATCAGGCCTATGGATTTTGAGCAACGCAACGGTCGTATCTTACGACAAGGAAACTTATACGCCACATGGGATAAACCGGTGAACATCGTCACATATGGCGTTAAAGGTACCCTTGACGCTACCGCCTATGACAGGCTTCGTATAAAACAAAACTTCATCAACCAGATGATGAAGGGCGATATATCGTCTCGTGTCATGGAGGAGCAAGACGATAGTGATCCGTCTGGAATGACATTTAGTGAGATGGCGGCGACGTTATCCGGAGATAAGACCGCCCAACTGCTGTTTGTGGCACAGAACAAGTTAAAGAAATTGCAAAACTCCAAGAGGAGCGATCTTAACAGTAAGTCTTCCATGCGTGACTCTATATCTAACTCCAAACTTAGGATACAAGAATACAACAGCCGGAAGGATATCATGGAAAGGAACGCCAATATCGTAAAAGAGAACTTCCCTGATGGGGTTGAGTCCGTGACTGTTAAAGGCAATACTTTCAGCGATGGTATATCGAATGAGCTTACGCCCATTATTGATGATTACTATGATAGATATACGCTTGACAGAAACACCCCTCCTCTGAAAATCAGTCTCAATGGAGGAAAAGGCGAGGCTATCGTGCATTTCAATGAAGGAATGATGGTCTATAGTTTATATTTAGGAAAGGAAAAACTGGTTGAGAATCGTGATTTTAGCGGCGGCAGGGGTTTGATGGCTAGCATTGACAGGCAGTTGGGGATTCCCGCTAAATCCGTCTCAGATATAGCCACTAAAATAAAGGCAGAGGAAAACAAGATAGCGGGATTAGAGGAAGCCGTTAAGAAACCGTGGGGAAAAGAGGATGAACTTAATGCGGCTCAGGCAGAGGTTAATGATCTGCAGAGACAATTAGTTGAAAAAGCTAAAGCTGAGGATATTCAGTTAGAATCAACTCTTGACGTTGATGGTACGTTGGTAAAAGAGGAAGGAGAGACTCGGTTTCGATTCATGGGAATAGATACAACTAATAATCAGGATAATGTAAGTTCTATTGAATCCTCAATCAACGATTGGTCAAACAATCTTAATACCCCTGTCAGGGTAATCCATGACGTGGACGATATAACCGATACGGATGAGAATATGTTGGCCCGTAAGAGAGATTCCAAAGGCTGGTATGATACTTCTACCGGGGAGATAGTCATAGTATCACCTAATTCCACGTCCGTAGGTGACGCTCAAAGGACTTTCCTCCATGAGGTGGTAGGGCATCATGGGTTACGTGAGCTATTCGGGGATGATTTCGATACTTTCCTTGATAACGTGTATCGGAACGCCAACGAGGATATCCGGAAAAATATCATTGACCGGACTAAAGGCAATCCTCTTAACTTGCGTGAGGCTACAGAGGAATACATCGCTGAATTAGCGGAACGTGGTTTCGATAACAAGGCCGAGCGTTCGTTATGGGAAAAGATCAAGGACGCTTTTCTTGATATGTTGAGAAAGGCCGGTATTAGCCTTGATTTCAAGTTATCGGATAATGACCTCCGTTATATTCTCTGGAGAAGCTATAAGAACTTGGAGCAAGGAAACTTGATGGATGTGGCCGAGGATATCGTGATGAGAAATAGATTAAGTCTTAACAATATAAATTTGAACGAAAATGGATCAATCGCAAGAGATATTGAACCTGAAAAAGGAAAACAACCTTCTGAAACAAAAGGTACTGGAAGGGAACTCGAGACAATCGATGGCGTTGATGAGAACGGAAACGAAAGTGAACGAGACCATATCGACAAACCAAGGGGAGTTGAAAACGCTATTGACGGAACTGAAAACGCAACTGACCGAAATGGAAAAAAGACTGACGGCCAAGTTGACAACGATGGAGACCAACTTGGCGGAGGAGATACGGGCGATAGGAACGGAAGTGTCCGGGATGGAATCGGCGGTGATCGGACTGTCATCGGACGTGCAGGATCTGAAAACAAGGGTAGAGGCGTTGGAGAAAGCGTAAGGGAAAAGACGGATGATTTCGCTTTCGCAGAGAAAACAAAGAAAAACAATGACAAAATCCGGTTCCGGGAGGCTAAAGCGGAAGTGGAGGATGAAGAACCCCTAAACAAGGAAATGGTTGACGCTTGGGATAAAGTGGCATCTTCCGACAGTTTTAAGTTCAAAGAGGCTATGGTTGACTCTTTAACAGCTATAGATGAGTTCTTGAAATTATTGGCCAAGAAAACCAAATCGAAGATACTGGACTATGAGAATCCATATTACTCCCTTATAGCTTTGTCTTCAAAGAATAAGGTGGATATGGATAGTTTCGACTCTAAATTCCTGAATCCTTTGAATGAGGCTATAAGGGCATTGATAGGTGATGCTTCTGAGGTGTCTAAGAAAGGTTTAAGAAGAACTTGGGATTGGTCTAAAGGGGCATTAAGGGATTTGGTTAAATATGTACAAGCTAAACACGGTATCGAGAGAAACCGTGATATGTCCGTAAGGGATGGCATAGAAACTCTTAAGGCGTTTGACGTGGACGCTTTGTCTAAAATGGGGGTTATTTCCGAGTCTGATCTTAAAAACGCTAAAAAAACAGCGGAAAATGTTGCGGAGGAAAAGGGAAGTGAAGCTTACAAAAAGACGTATGACAAGGTTCTTGCGAAGGAACTTAAGAAAGGTGTCGATAAGGAGAAGGCTGAACGATCCGCCGAGATAGCCGCCGATTATCGGAAATCATTGGTCAAATCCGAGATCTATAACAAGGAGATGGATAAATATAAAGAAAAGGTGACCGGAACGTTGATTGATAGGTGGGAAGATTCAAAGAAAGATATCCTTAATAAGGATCTAGCGTGGGACGAGGAACAAAAGGAGTTGGATCGAGAGGCATTGTCATTCCAATGGAAGTTAGGCGATAATTCTTATGGTGTGATTCTAGGAAAGGACTATAGTGGTTTGTCTTCAGTGTTTAAGCCTTCGGAGGATGGAGCGAATAAAGATAAATGGCTTTCTGACGCTTATGATTTCGTGAGAGATTATGAGTCTACCCACAATATGGTTTTAGTCGATAATCTATGGGATAAGGTTCATAACGTGTCAGAGTATACGTTAAGGAGGCAGTATGAGTCTGGGCTGATAAGCAAGTCCTATATGGATAAGAACCTTTCCCGGTTTAAGTACTTTATCCCGTTGAGAGGTTTCTCCGATAATATAGCCTCCGATGTTTATGATTACATAGACGCTACGGAGATAAAGATGGGAAACCCAGTGAAAACCGCAAAAGGACGTATCTCTGAGGCTGATAATCCTTTCGCTGGTTTGATACACGTTGGATACGGATCTATTACCGCAGGAAATAGGAACTTGGCGAAACAACGTTTTCTCAATTTAGCTAGCAATCATGACACTGGCGGTCTTATTACCATAGATAATATCTGGGTTCGAAATGTCGGTACCGAGGAAAATCCGGAATGGGTGGAGTCCATTCCGCAAATACCGGATAACGCTTCTGGCGAGGAAGTGGCCAAGGCGGTGAAAGATCATGAGGAAATGATGAGAGAGCTTAGAGAGGAAGGTAAGGCTGAGCTGATTAAAGGAGGTCGATCGGATATACCATATAAAACATTGTATGACCAGAGAAGCCAGCATCAGGTACAGGTTTTCGTGGGAGGTAACAGGTATGTCATGACCGTTAATGGCAATCCCCGATTGGCGCAAGCGGTAAATGGATTGACTAATCCGGACGTGAAGGATGATCTCGCTTACGTCGTAGCTAGGAACTTGAAAACATTTATGGCTGGAGCTTTTACGTCCAAGAACGTGGCGTTCTCGTTTGCCAACTTGATAAGAGATACGCCTTATGCCAATAACTCCGTGTTTGTGACGGAGAACTTTAGGTATTTCAAGGATTTTTCAGGGAACCAGAGGCGAGCGTTATTTGGACTTCGGAGTTTAGGTCGTAATCTGTATAAATACAGAAGGGGAGAGATCGATATTTCTGATAAGGAACAGGCAATATTTAAGGAGTTCATGGATAATGGAGGGGCTACTGGATATACGTTCGTGGAGACGCAAAAGGAATACGCCAAGGATTTAGCGAACAAGCTAGAGAAACTTTCGGATGGTAATATTGGGAAGTTATCCCCCAAAGAACTAGTCTCTACTGTATTTGAGTGCTTTGAGTTCATGGGTAACGTAGCGGAACTCGTGAACCGATATGCGGCGTATAAGACGAGCCGGGAACATGGAAGATCCATTGATCGGTCAATCAATGATGCCAAGGAGGTATCGGTTAACTTTAACAAGAAAGGTGCCGGAAAGAAAACGAAGAGCGATAAATGGTATATTAACACAGCGGCGTGGATATCTGAGTATGGAAGAGATTGGGTGTTGTTCTTTAACGCCGCCGTTCAAAGCATGTATAAGGAATATTCCATGCTGAGAAATCATCCAATTAAAGGAATAAGTTCCCGTATAGCCCCGCTAATATTCATGGGATCGTCTGTCTCGTTACTCAATAATCTGTTTATGCCTATGCTCTTCGCTTATTTGGGATGGGATAGCGATGATGATGATAGGGATTATTTTGATTCATTGAGCGATCATGAGAGACAGAATAATATATGTATTCGTTTGACTCATGGTCGTTGGCTCAAGATTCCGTTATCTCCGGAGCTTGCCAATTATTTCAAGATCGGAGATATAATTGCCGGGCAATTATCCGGTAAAAGGGAAGTGGAGGCTATGGATGTCGTTAAGACAGGGATTGATATGGTATCCCCGTTAAACATAAACTGGGAGTATGATAGTTGGAAGTTCGCTCTAAATCTCCTGCCTACGGTGGTTCAGCCTATCGCCCAAAACGCCTCTAACGTGAATTTTATGGGTAATCCTATCTATAAGACCTCGATGAATAAGACTAATGATTATGATCCGGAATATACTAAGGTCTACAGGAGTACCAGTACCACTATGGTCGAGTTGTCGAGGGCACTCAACTCGTTAACGGGTGGTGACGATGTCAAGAGAGGCACGAGCTTTAATCCGGCTACTTGGCAGAACATTCTTTCTGGATATACAGGAGGTTTTGGTACCGTGGCATTGGGCGTGTCTGATTTAGTCCTTGATATGCTGTCCGGAGAAAATGGAGATATGCCGGTGAGTCGTTATCCACTGTTAAGCCGTTTCTTGACCGGAGGGGACAAGGATTTGAAGTTGAGCCGGATGAATTCCATATATAACAAGAAGGTCGTAGACTTTATCTCGGAAATGGATCATGATTACAAGGGATATCTAAAGAAAATACAGGATACTTCCGTGGACGATTTCGACAGGGCCGGATATATGGTCAAGTTAAACCAGCTGACCGGTAGCGATGATTACAGGAGATCCATGGTATTGTCACAGTACGTGAAGGCCATATCCGATATGGAGAGGTTCCTTCGTGAGGTCGGTAGCGATAATGATTCTCTGGAGAACCAAGTGTACGAGTTAAAGTTACAGGCGCTGGAGATATTTGAGGATTCAGATGAGTGATAAGATAGCGGGTGGCGTTGGTGTCACCCGATATCTTTTTACATTTTAAATATATTCACTGATCAAGCCAATAAATGCTACTATCGATATAATAGAGGATATGAATATTATCAAAGTGCTTAACCTAAAAATATATATGGATATAATTTCAAGTAAATTCCATGATTCTGTACCTAGTATCATAAACTGTGTCGTATATTCTTTATATCCGGTTTTTATGGTTTTTTTCTCTATAACACGATAACATCCAATAGGAATTAAGAAAATACCAAGGAACATTAAAAAACGGTATCTTACTTCTGATATGCCGTATGGTGTTGTTGATTCTCTGAATCTAATCCCTTCAAGAATTACTCCTAAAATCCTTGCGTCATACAAATAGATGTTTTTCCCTTTTCCATTAGGTTTTCTAGGCTCGAATTTTTCTTTCCATAATATCTTTTTTAAAATAATATCTCGATTGAAAATATAGACTAATATCGCCGATGAAAGGATTGTCATGCTGTTTAAAAAATCTTCCATATTTATTTTTCAAAAAAGTCAGATTGGTTAATTTTTTTTGTTCTCATGTTGCCATTAGACACTTTATGAAGAGTTACTTCATAGTATGGAATAGAAATTCCATTTTCTGTTCTCTCTGAAAACATATTAAAATAGTCTTTATAGTTGGCTTGTGAAGAGTAATGTACATTTGATTGAAACATTCCTAACTTCATTCCATTGAATAATAAATTAGGATTCCAGTCATTTCCATAAACACATTTCATCTCATAAATACCTTCTGGAATATTTCTTATATCATAAGATGTGTGTTTGTTAATATATACATTCCTAATTATCTTTTTACTAGTTATATTTTTTAATATAACAACAGCGTCTTGATCACTTCCATTATTTACCGTTATATAATTATCTTGGCTATCATCATACGAATTAATTCCAAAGTATTCAGTAAATGGAGAATCTCCATTCATAAGATGATTATTCTTATATATATTTGAATCTTCAACTTCTTCAACTATAGGCGCAACCTCTTCAACATAATCATCAATCCTTTGTGTAGGATTTATTGTGTCTGTATTATGGTTATTAATATTGAATAAATTAGCATGGTAAGCTATATATATAGTTATTATTGATATGCAAATAAATATTAATATATTTTTAGAATTAATGCTTGTCTTTTCCCTTTTATATGATCGTTTATTGATTGGACTCTTTTTTTGTTTTTGTATATTCTCTATATCAGACTTACCTCTATTTGTTTTGTCTGTGTTTATTGAATTGAAAATATTTTGCCTATAGGAATTTAAGTCATTATCATATTTTGATCTTCGTTCTGGGTCAGATAATACTTCATATGCCTTTTGTATTTTTATAAATATATCATGTGCATTGTCGCTTTTGTTTTTATCAGGATGATATAATAATGCCTTTTGCCTGTATGCTTTTTGTATTTCTTCAAAAGTAGCACATTCAGTAATTCCAAGAATAGTATAGTATGTATTTATAGACATGTTTTGTGTTTTTTTGCAAAATTACCCAATCTTTACATCCGTTATCCAGCAGGAGGCATGTTTTACGGCATATTTTACTTTTAATTTTATCCCGAGGAATAGTAAAAAATAAAAAAACTCCCCAAATCCTCACGGACAAGGGAGTTTTTATTATTTAACTATAATCTATATGAATGGTTTTCAGACAACCTTAAACGATCCGATTCTCACGAACTAGAGCGTTTGTAATATCTAAATCCATATCTAAACAAAGACATACTTAATCATCATTGCCGATCCTCCCGGAATAGCAACGGTGGGTATATCCGTATTAAAATGCTTCCCAATACCACCCAAGGGAAGCGGGAAATATTTATTCAAACTATATTTTATGCCATAAGGAAAGGAGTGTGCCCCCATCCTCCAAAGCTATCCCCTTGACATAAATATACCTCTGGTTCTCACGAAAGAGCGGTATGACATTGATAAAATTATTTTATGAATACAACCTAGTGTAATATCTTTAAGTAATGACTCCGGTCCATCACGGATGAGAGCCATAAGGGGTTATAAATATATAACATACCATATACGCATAAAAAAACGTGGCGCCGTCGCAACTACCAAGACCCGGCGTCCCCACGCCAACATAACAGGTAGTAAGCAACGGCCCACGTCTTATATATAGATTATATATACAAATAACGTGGGCGTATTGTTGCTATCGGCTCCCTGTTATGTTTATAAATTTGGGGAATTTAGGTCTTTATAGGAGACGATATCTTTAACGCCACAATGTGTGTCACGTCTTACATTCTAATCAGTGACTACGCGAATATACTCTCTTTATTTTACATTAGTAAAAAATAAGTCGTATTTTATTTATCTAATATTGATTTTTACAAGGGAAACGTTCATGCGCACGCTATAAACTCGACTCATTTTTTGGATATGAATCGAGATATCCCGTTGATTCTTCTTTGATTATAGAAGGCTTAGGCATATCCTCTGATATGAGCGCTCCTATCATGTCTGTCATCAATATATCGTCGTGATTGCCACGACCGGGAATATTCCCGTAACTACCGTCCGGACGTTGCTCGTATTTGGATGCCTCCTTATACATGCGCTCATCCGGGTCTATGAACATATCGTCCTCGAACGCCACTATGAAATTATCCACCATGTCCTGCTTGGTCTTCTTGTTGGTCTGGAAGCCTATCTTCTTGTATATGCCGTTCCTTATGTCCTCGGGATCCGTCGCCGCACGCATGTAAAGATTGGGGTAGATATCCTCTATCTTTTTCAGTATGCCACGAATATGATCGCCTTCCTCCACGAACTCGGATGCCTCTGATTTTTTCTTATCAAACGTATTGCTCTCGAAGGCGAGAAGGGCGTTCTTGTAGTATCTGGCGATCTTGACGGCTTTGTAGGCGAGCCAGTCATATCGTATATGACCGTGCCATCTGGCTACCACCTCCGGCTTTCCTCCGCTGAATCGTAAATTCCACCTGTTTATAACCGTTATACATGACGGGTCTGAGTTCTTGCTACGTCCACCGACATCGACGATGACAAGATACTCGTTGGATGTCCTTGTATCATCGGGCCTCTTCCAGATTCTCAACAGGCCGTTCGGATTCTTGGTGAGAATTATCCTCTTGGTCTTCTCTGATTGGGATATGTCGCCAATGAACTCTGGGGGTGATACGTATCTTTCCCGCATCACCTCGATCGTGTAGATATTGAACACGAGATTACCGGAATACTTGAAACACTCGACATCATCGGATGGTGCCTCGGATGCCATCGAGGCGTGATCATGAAACGAGGCCCTTTTCTTGATATACCATTTGATGTGCTCCAGCGTAGCTCCTTTTTCCCATAGAGACCATAGATACTGTCCCGGCTCGCTATTGTCATTAGGGGAGGTCGTGACATCCCTTCCCTCTAATAGATCCAGTATGAAAAGCCGGGTCTCTTTCTTGTCCTTGAATCTTATCATGTCGTTCTCGATAAAGAAGAACGGTATGAATAGCGCCTTACGGGATGAAGTGCCCTCCTTGGCCATTTGGTACTCATCATAGAAATAACCGGCCATGCCATTAGCTGTAGACTCGGAGATCTCCATGGTCAACGGTCTCTCCAATATATTCGAGTCTATGTTTGTTATAACCTGCTCCGCCGATTTGCCGTCCGTTGTTTTCCAGTAGGCTACCTCCGAGAAGTGGGCCATGGCATAGTCCATACCACGTGTTGACTCGAAATTCTCATAAGATGCCACGGTTATCACGTTATCACGTACCTTGTTCCCGGACTGGTCGGTGATTATGGAGTCGGACGCCGAATGCTCGTAAGGGGCGAATTGTAGCTTGTCAACACCATATATAAATCCCGGGATATTATCGAGAACCTTTTTATACATGGCCTTGATACGTTTGGCGGTATCTTTCGTCTGGGCTATAATTACGGAATACCATCCTTCCATGACGAATAGCTGTATCCACGCCATATAGAGCTGTACCAAGGTGGAACCTCCCCATTGCCGGGCTTTCAATAATATTATACGGATCGTGACTCCCTTATGCCTCATTTCCTCCAGAACGGATAGCACGTAACGTTGGGCGTAATTAAGCTCGAAGGGGATCATTTCTCCCGCCTCTTTCGACTTGATCTTAAATAACGAGAAAAAGGCGAAGGAGGGGTCTCTCGAGCAACGAGCCCAAAATAGCATGTTGGCCACGTCCTCCTCATTTATCCCATCTGAATCCGGGTACAGCTCGTTGAACCTTATCGTGTAGTCCTTTATGGAACCAGCTTTCAGAACATCTTGATACAGATCGTTCTTGAAAACCTCCTCGGTAAGCCACTGCACCCTTATGGGGTAATCATCTATGACAACCCTATGGCTATGCCCCTCCATTCCACGCCCCGTGAATTGGTCGTGCGTGCCGAATATATTTTTCAGCCTCTTGTTATTCTCGGCCAATATAGACTCAACCTCTTCCGTGAACGCTAATTTTCTGTATGACTCCATAGATGATATAGGCTATTAGGAATGACAGCAAGTGTATCCTCCAGTTGAATAAGGGGATAAACGCCATGACGATATTGCTCAATATTATTCTCCAAAGGCTTAGTTTATAGGCGTGATATCTGCGAGCGTAACATCCCATGATAAATCCGGACATGCCGCATGTAGGAACCGGCAATGAGGCTAGTGGTACGAACGAGGCCAAGACGCAAGACACGTAACCGATCAGGCATGTTTTCACACGAGGCTTAAACTGGAATAAGGCGATAAGATTTAATGATAAATGAAAGATGTTCGCGTGGGTGAACGTGTAAAGGAAATGGTCGTATGGTATGGAATTGGTATCGAAATAGAAATGTTTACCTGCGAGTTGGAGTATGACGCTTGTCAAGGCGATTATTAATGAAGGAATCAGTCTTTTTAGCTTACCTTCCATTTTTCCTTTCCCGGTTGATGCGTTGTATTATCGCCAACGCCCGTGAATAGGATATGTAAAAACAGGGGGCCGTTTGATAGACCGCGAAAGAGGTGATGAAATAAACGGAGCTTCCCTTGAATTCTCTCTTTTTCTCCAGCTCTTTGTAAATCCCATAAATGTCATCGATCATCTTGTTCCTGATCGATCGACCCTTTTCCTTGGTCTTCCCTTTCCTGATCAGCAGGATTCCCCTATACGCTTGAAGGGTGGAGATCCAGAACCTAGAGGCATGTGAGGATATAGCCCTCATTACCGCCTCTCGGTGGGATTTCACTTCCCTCATCTTCAAAGCACGTCTATAAGCTTCGTAAAGCTCCATGTCCCGCTCTGGGATGAAATCTACGCCATTAACCATAAAGAACGCTTGTTTTGGTGAACATCACAAAGATAAAAAATAGATTCACATGTTTGATTATTCTTAGGGTTCATGGGTTAAATAAAATAATCAAAATAACAAAACGGATATACCTTATTATTTTCCTTTGCCTAAAACATAATCGATTAAGGTATGGCAGATATATCTAACAAAGAGAGATTCAGACAGAGATACGCCAAACGGAATCCGGATCTTAACATGGATGACGAGGAGGCTTACTACGGCTCGGTCAACCAGTTCATGGACGAGTATGAGGGTTATGAGGGAAACTCTAAGAAAATGCGGGAGAACCTATCGAAGAGTCCAGCTTTCGCCGAGTTGATGGTAGCCGCTAGGGATCAGGATGATTTCGATCCCGTGGTGTGGATGGTACAGAATAAGGGGCTTGACTTAAAAGCCTTGGCCGATGATCCCGATTATTCGCAAAAGCTGGCCGACGCTCATAACGCTTACTTGGAGAAACTGGCGAAACAGGACGAGATCGAGAAACAAATGTCGGAGAATATGCCGGCTAGCGTGGAAGCGATTAGGGCGAAAGCCTCGGAGATGGGCCTTTCCGATGATCAAGCGGAGGAGGTTATAGGCAAGATGTATCAAGTCATGGATGACTTGATCGTCGGTAAATTGGACCCGTCTATTTTCGAGATGATGGCCAAGGGCATGAATTATAACCAAGACGTGGAGGCCGCGCGGGAGGAAGGCGTTGCGGAAGGGATCAACAAGAAAGTTACCGACAAGTTAAAGGATCTTAGCGGTAAGCAGGAAAGGCCGAGAGGGAGGCAAGGCGCACGGCAGGAGAAGCCGGTTACGCAAGACGTGAACAATCCTTTTTTATAATGAGAATAGTAACAATTAATACTTTTGCGATGAATAAATTATTTAAAGACAAGATGTTTTGGGTCAAGACTTTGTTCTTTGTCTTGGCGGTATTGACCGGTGGAGCGGCTATGGCCGTGGAGATCGGGGAGAATGGAAGTGATACGGATCCCAATGATGGCAAGCCGTTGGAGAATGCGACCCCGGACGCAGCAGGTAAGGGTATTGATCAGCAGGGGCAGGGGGCTACCGGATCTGCGGTCACTGACGCTGATCTGGCCGAGAACAAGGTAGAGGATTACGTCAGTAAATTTCAAGCGTACAAATATCCCATGCACACGGATTTCCTCAAGCTCGCCAAGCAAGTCCATGTCAACACGAAGGAACCGGAGCATTACAATATTGGCGAGGCTATAATGGATTGCGTTACCAAGGCGGAGGTGACCAACACGGAAAAGGACGCAGAGGTAAAGCTAAGCTTGTATAAGAATGACGAGAAGTTATTCGCCGAGTGCAACACTGTCTTGGTGGACGGCGTAACCGGATATGATGAGAACGGAAATTCTGACGGTAGCCCGTTAGTCCTCTATGTCATATCCGCGGATAAGGCTAACGGTATTATGGTCTCCGCTCTTAATGGCCCGTTGGATGAAGGCGGTAACATGTATGTGCCGGACTTGAAAGCGGGTACCGGATTGCACATCATGGCACCGGCCATGAGTGAGAGTGAGGTGGAGATCGCCCCGGATTCCGCTTATCCCAAGAAAGAGATCGCCTACTTGCAGAAGAAGGTATGTCCAATCACGTGGACGGAATTCTTCGAGCGTATCAATAAGAAGGCTAAGTGGAACGTACAAGACTTGAAGGATTGGACTTTGTCTAATTTCCGCAAGAAATGTACACGCACGATGTTGATCGGTGTAGGTACGAAGTTCGTGAAGTATGGCTCCAAGAAAACAGGTACCGAATACGTGTATGCCCAGAAAGGCGTGTTGAGACAATTACGGTTGGGTTACCAGATCGGTTCGACATTGGAGTTCGCCGATCTTATCGGTATCACCCGTATGCTTTTCGGAAAGTACTCGAACACGAACGAGATGGACGTGTATTGCGGTACCAAGTTCATCGAGAAGTTGCTGAACATCGATTTCACGAAACATAAGGATATCTCATTCGTCAAGAAACAGAATATCGGTATCGATATCTCCTCTTTCGAGACCACTTTCGGAAAGTTGAACTTCAAGGTCGAGCATGCCCTTGACGATCTTGGATATGAGGAATGCGCCGTAGCTTTTCCGATGTCCGAGGCCAAGCGTTATTACTACCAGAAAGGAAAGACTCTTACCGTGGATCACTCCAAGGGAGAAGGCGGTGAGGTACGGGAGGCCAAATCCCAATATTATATTCAGGATGACTGCTTGATGCTTACGGGTTATAACTCGATGCTGATCGGTCCGGACGTGACAGTGAGCGGATATAAGCTGTCTATGCTTGACACAGTCGTTTCCAGCGTGGCTTCCCTGAGTTCCGTATCTACACCGAAAAAGGACGATGTGGTTTACTTGACCGTAGCGGACGATACGCACGCCGTCGGATTGTATGTATATGACGGTACCGCATGGAAACCATACAAGGGAGAGATCAACGTGTAAACTGTAATATTGTCAAACAAGACCCACCGGAGCAAACGCACGGTGGGTCTAATAAAATCAATCGAATGATCACGAAAACATATGAGTTGGTAGGCAAGGATAATTGCATGCTCCGTACTATATACTGCGGCACAAGGGTCAGCATGGAGTTCAAGGGCGGTAATTTCATCAATGGCAAGAACGCCTTGCTACGGACTAGCAACCCTTTCGTACAAGACGCTATCGAGAATGATTGCCGATTTGGTACGTCTATCCGGCTCGTCTCTACGTTAAAAGACGATAATGTGTCTGGTGTCTCGGTCATGAGGAACTCGAGAGGCCGGGAAAAACAAGTGAAAGAGGTCAAGACCGTAAAGAACGTGAATGATGCTATTGACTATTTCGCCAAGATGGGCTATAAAGTGGAGAACGATGATATGCTCGAGGAGTTAAAGGATAAATTAAGTGTCTCGTTCCCGAACATGAAATGATATGGATATTAGCGTGAGCGACATAGTGAGTGAGGTCAAGATCTGCATAGACGAGATCGGGCTTAATGACGCTGAGTTCCTAGGAACGCAGGATAACGAGGAAATGGACACGATTATCAAGTCCAAGATATCGGAGGCGTTGCGCTTCGTGAACGGTAACGCAGACTGGGGCCTGTTGGAACCGAACAAGATAATAACGGACGGAACCATAAAGGACGATCTTGTCGCTCATGTAAGTTTGCCGGAGAACTACTCTCGGATTTGTTACGCTAGGCTATCATCATGGCCTTTATTTATTTCAGATCCTATCTATTGGAACGATAAGGAATACGCCACGCTGTCGGATCCATACGCAACGGGGACATGGGAAAGACCTAAACTGGCGTTGACCATGAGGCCGGGTAAGACATTGGAGCTATATAAGGCGAAGGATAAATCCGACACGTTCGAGATCGGGATCATAACGGACGAGGATATAACGGATAGCTTGGAGGTAAGCCCCAAGCTGAAAAAGGCGCTGATCTATTATATATCCGGTCTCACGTTGCTTACTTACAGGGATCAGCACGCAGACAGCATGTTTAATCAAGCGTTGGTTCTTATGGGTGTCAATCCATCCGGGGCCAACTCCAATCAATAACAAGATTATATAATCATGGTATACATATTCAAAGACAGATTGATTCGGGTTGAGTGGACTATCTATAAAGGGATAAGCCCGGTGAAAGAGGATTTCTCCCGATCTAATGTAAAGGTTTTTCTATTAGGCAACCGGGAGAAATATCTACTTCAAGCGAGAGCGGACAAAGGTACGCTTTATGTAGACATTCCTTCAGGGTTGGAAGAAGGAACTTACTCTATCGAGGCGATATGGGTCAAGAATATGGACCATGTCTTTGATACACGAAGCGTATGCCGCTCCAAGAAAGAGGATCTTTTCTCTATTACCGAATTTGAGAACGAGGCTACGAATATAGGAGAAGGTGTCGTCGTGCTGAAAGTAAAGACCTCTACCGCCACTTATGGCTATGATGGCTTGTCCTCATATGAGCTGGCCGTATTACGTGGGGACTGGAACGGTACGGAAGGAGAGTGGCTGAAGCATGAGCGTTACGTAAGCGTGCTCGATTCCCGTGGTGATAGCGAGGTTGATACCATGAGCCAAAAGGCCATTACTGATGAACTGGAGACACAAGACAATGCCATAGAGGATATTCGGAAAGATACGGAAAAACTTGGTGATCGTGTGGAGGAAGCGGAGGAAAAGGTTAATAATATGGGGGATGTCGTTGATGAGATCAAGAGCCACGCCCCGGTATCAGCTCGTCCTGCCGGTTTCAAGCCGGACATCGACCTTACCCCGGAGATCACGGTAGACCGTGCTTGGAGAGACCATGAGGGTAACGTTATCCGTGATACGTATATCACCCGGAGGGGATTGCGGAACGAGATAATCGACATCACCAACCAGCAGGTAACGGACTTGAAGCCCGGCTCTGTCGATCCGGATGATCTTTCCGAGGCTACCAAGCAATTGATCGGTAACAAGAGCATAACCAACCTTCCGGACGAGGAGGATATAACCATTACGGATAACCAGACATTGAAATTGAAAGACAAGGAATACGCCCCGAAGGATTACTCCGGAATGGGACGTGTGTATCTCCGGAAGCATTACGTGAACGGCGTGAACACGCTCACGCAGCACATGATGAGAAAGCCTAATACCATCTACATCATCCAGTACGACTACTGCTTAGCCGGGCAGACGATCGAGGTGCCGGAGAATTGCGTGCTGGAGTTCCAAGGGGGGAGTTTGAGGAATGGTGTTTTAACAGGAAATTATACTGAGCTTAATTTGTCTTATGGCAATTTTAGCGATATAAACTTTAGAGGATCTTTTAATAGCAAGAGTACGATTCTTCCAATAATGTTTAATGGGACGGATGATGATATTTTCCGTGACATGTCCTCATTATCATATTGTGGGGTTTTTAATATCGTTATACCTTATAAATCATATGCCTTAAAAAATATTCACGTTTTTAAGACTGGATTAATCAGTAAGGATGATGGGGTTTATTCGGGAAAGACTCCTTTATATTCCCACGTTCAGGATTTCGCTAAGTACGATAAACCGATTCTTGTCCCATGTGGAAATTTTAAATTCTCACATTTAGGATTTACTACATCTTATCAAGGGTTGACATATAATCCCAATACTAGACAATATGCCTTATCTTTTTCAGAAGATAGCAGTGAAGATGGAAAAGCTAAAATTGTCATAGTTGACGAAAAGTTCAATTTTGTAAGATTTAAAATACTGGAAAATGGAGGTCATGCTAATGACATGGCCTATAATCCCAATACAAATGAACTTTTGGTTCCACCAATTAAAGGGAAAACAATTAATATTTATAATTGGGATGAAGATTTCACGCTAAAGAAAACCGTGACAATAAATAGCACATCTTTAGATCCTATAGAGTCTATCGGATACGATCAAGTCAATAATATATATGCGATCAAGGCCGTTACAGAAGTAATAGTTACGGATACTGATTTTAATGTGTTGTATTCTCATGATATATCATTACCAGATATGTATATATCTCAATCTATGGAATTTAATAATGGTAACTTGATATTATGGTGTACTGATCGATTTGACTTGAATAGTGATATTACAAATAATTTCATTGTCGTGTTTAGTGTAGATGGTAAATTATTAGATTCTTATAATTATCCATCCTTGTATAAATATGAGGAAAGTGAAGGGATCGTTTATATTCCATGTGAAAATAGTTTTTTATTGTCTACATATTCTATTGGTGAAATTCATTTTTATAAGTATGAAAGGAATATTCAATCCCATAGTCACGCTTTAACGGATATAATAAATTCTGGTTTGACCGAAATGCATTCTAAAAAAGATAGGGTTGTATATGTTGATAGTAATAATAATGGATTTTATGACGGTACTAGAAAATATCCTTATCCAACTATTACCGAAGCATTGAACCATATCAATAAGATCACTCCTATAAATATGGTAGTATCACCCGGTATATATAATGAGGCTGTGTATATTACAGGTAATGCTAGACTTGCTATATATAACGATGATCCTTCCAGGGAAGTTAGAATAAAATCTATTGACTGCTCTAATACTACTATTCTTTTATATGATCTTACATTTACGGATGATTCCAATCCTATTATTTTTTCTCATGGGAATGCTTACCTTAATAATGTTAAGGTAGGTCCTTCTAAAGATCCTATCAAAGATGCTCCATATGGTACAAAAGGTATTCAATTTTATAACGGATGTATAGCTTATATTTACAAAGCGATTGTCGATTCTTTTAGTTGTGCGGTATATGTTAGCTCATCAAGTGTCGTATCTATCAATCATCTTAGTGGAAGTAATAATTATTATGGCTTCATTACTGATGGTGGGGATATTCTATTTGAGCTTTTTGAGAGAATAACTATTGGAACAAGACTATTGACATATATTAAACCGTCATGTTTATTGTTACCGTCGAATAATAGACCTTACGCTATTGAAGGAGCTTTCGTGTATGATACAACATTAAAAAAGCCAATCTGGTGGAACGGCACGAACTGGGTCGACGCTACCGGAGCTACCGTATAACCATTAAAACATTATAATCATGAGACAATTCATATACAAAATCATCAGAAAGATATTCAAGCTTGTATTCTCTGTTTACAAGCCGAAGGTAAGGATATTGTACAAAGGCCGTAAGAATATCGATCTTACGGAGAATGGCGATCTGCGTATAATGGTAGGTAAGCCTTTCTATCTGGCCGGGAATATCTACAAATTAGATCAGTTGGATAATACGAGCGTATTCAAGCTGGCCCTTTACAAAAAGGAAGGCGAGGATTGGTCAAAGGCTAACGACCTTGATTTGATCTTGAGACTTAACGCCGGCTACAACATATTTTACGTATAACGAACTAAAGCACGATACATCATGGAAGAGCGAAAAGATATTTGCGAGGGTTACGAGAGGGATAGCGTACAGCAGCTAGACAAGCTGGCCAAGGATAAGAACGAGCGTTTTCCTATCTATCCGTTGACATACATTCAGGCCGTATATGACGCTAGGACGAAAGAGAGGCTTGATTCCATATTGTGGAAATGCAACAACGTGTATTTGCCTTGGATGGGATCGGCGGGGGATACCCGTATACAATTGCCTTTCTGGATGAGAAGGAAGGGTATCATAATCACTTACAAGAACCTTGACGAGGAGACGATAACCGAGAAGCTCACCTATGATCTTTGTATCGCCGATGATTTCTTCCGTCTTGACTCCTCTTGGACTAGGATAACGGACGCCCTCCCGGTCGGGGGTAACATAACCATAGGCTCTAACGGCAATTGGTTTCAAGATGGAGTTGATACCGGCTTCAAGGCACAGGGACCTAAAGGGGATAACGGGCTTACTCCCATGCTTCGCACGGTTAATAACAAGCTTCAATACTCGTATGATGGAGAGGTATGGAATGAGATCTCTGAGTATATCGCCGCTTGGTTCCGCTTTCAAGACAATAAGATCCAGATATCACGGGATCAGAAAACATGGTCTGACCTGTCAAAGCCGTTCACGCAAGACCTATATATAAAGGGGTATGTCGCTACCTCTTCAGCCCTGCCCTCTACGGGCGTGAAACAGGGTGATATCTACATGGTAGGCCCTACGTACGCGGCTGAGGACACGGAACATAAGAATCCTATATACCGGATGTACGTGTATAACGATTCAGGATGGGTGGATAACGGGGTTTTCCAAAGCATAGCCGCCGGTGTGGTTCAGACGATCGGGAATAGCGAGACGGAGGTCATGAGCCAAAAGGCTGTTTCATCCATCGTCGGCCTAGACACGTACCCAGTCTTCTCCGATACCAAGCCCTACGTAAAAGGCGAGATCGTTAATTACGGCGGTCTCTTGTACGAGTTCACGGTTGATCATGAGGCGGGGGCGTGGATTGGCACGGACGCAAGGGAGACGAGCTTGAGGGGGGAGGTGACTAATATTATAAATAATTGTTATCAAGAAGTATTTGTTACTTACTCTAATGCGCATATAACGGATGGAATTGATAAATCGACTATTAAATTATCCAAACATTGCAGAATAGCTTTGAGTCAAAATAGAATTTTATATATCGTGGGGGATAGTGATATAACTTACGAATTAAATGATTTTGAAGCTCTTTATATAGATTTATCTTTATATCCTAAGAATTTTAGAAATGACCAAGATAAACCTATACCTATACAAAAATCTAATTATACAGATAGATCTTTTATATTTACTCCAGATATATTAGTACTATTTTATCGTAATAAAACAAATGTCTCTGGAGGTTGTATATATAATCATATTCGTTTAAAAGAACAAAAAGAAAATTTCAACCAAAATAGTTTTTTAATAACTAAACATAAAATTGGTATTGTTAATCTTATTGATTCTTCTAATGTGGATATGTATGGAGTAGTGAGATTATTCGTTGGAAATAATAGAAGTTTTTATATTAATTCTGAAGGCTTAAAAAGAATTACCTTGAATGATTTTCAAATAGCTTATGTGGATATTTCTGATATACCAGCTAATTATTCTGGAAAGATGGATAATTTGCAAGAAATTAAAATTGACTTTTATGAACATTTAGATTCTTTAGAAAATAAAATAGTTTTAGCTTATAGAGATAATCATAAGGTTGTTAATGGCTTATTAGTAAATGCTCAATCTAAAGATTTTGTTTATAATTATATAATAACACAACAGTCTGCCAATATTATCAAAGAAAGTTCAACTCAATCTTATGTTAAAACTTTTGGAACTATTAGAATATTTAATGATGAAAAAAATTTTTATATTGCTGATGAAAATGGATTGGAAATTACGTTAAATGATTTTGAAGCTATTTTTGTTGATTTAAATGACGCTCCGTATAAAGGAACTACAGATAATTTAGTAACTATTCAAAAATCAAAATACAGTGATGGATCTTTCTATGAAAACGGTAAAATCATATTGTTATATCGAGATGGTATTTCTTTAAAAGGCGGACTATTGTATGATTTTTTGAAAAATTACAATGCAGAATCTCGTATTGGAGATCTAATAGAAGATATAAGTTTAAGTCTAACTGAAGGTTATTATATTAACATAAATGGGAATGTTTATAAATCAAGCACTTCTGATGTATCTTATTCTTTTCCTATAAAATTATTAAAAGGGGAAACGATTATAGTTAATGCAGGTGGAAGCAATGTTCATTCTATCATATCAATTACTGATGAAAATGGTACATTTTATAAATCTGTTGCTGCGGGGAATGGTGCTTTCGGAAAATTTACATATACAGCTATAGAAGATTGTTATATTGCTATAAGTTTTACAAATAGTGTAAGAAACACTTGTAGGAAATATTTATTTAAAAGTAGCAATGATAATACTTCTAATGTTAATGTTTATTTTAAAGAGAATGTAACAGGTGTTCCTATTGCTTATGAAGCCAAAGAAGGAGTTTTAGTATATCAAGGAGATACTAAAAGTTCAGATAATTATATAGTGAATGCTGTAATGTACCCTAATGGAGAAATTATTGCTACAAGAAGTGGGGGGAAAGTTGTTAAAATAGGATACGATGGTGAAACGGAACTTCTTAATATATCTGGTGCTACTGATTGGAGAGGAGTTTATATGGATTCAAAATTAAATGTATTCATATCTCCATACGATTCTTATAGTAACATATCTTCTTCTGAAAGAGGGGTTTATAAGCTAAAATATGGAGACTCGTCTTTTAAACAAGTTCTTAAATTGTACAATCCGAATTCTGATATACCTACAGAATCAGAAGATAATAGAGATACCGTATGGACTTTTTGTGAAGATGATAAAGGAAACTTATATGCAGGAGTATATTCATTAAGTCATGAAAATCCTTCGATATATAAGTCTACAGATGGTGGAGATACATGGAAACACATTATTAATTTTAATGACAGTGGATATACATCTAATGGTAGACATATACACTCTATTATATTCAATAAGTATAATCGCTCATTATACGTTATTGTTGGAGAAGTTAATACTATTTTTAAATCTGTTGATGGTGGAAATACTTGGATAGATTTGAATATAACATTAACAGTTAAAGGCTCAGCAATGTTAGCAACGCCATATGGAATTCTTGTTGGTAGTGATGGTCCTTTCCATTGTGATATAGATTTAATTTATTCTGATGATAAAACACATAGGAAAGTATCAAGGATATGGGCTAATACAGTATTTGCCATTAGACAATCTGATGTAACTGATAATATATACGCATTTACTAAGATAGATAGTTCAGTTAATGCTTTGAGTTATTTTCCTCCTATTGAAGCTATATCGGATAGCGAAGTTCTTCAAAATTGGAAAGATACTCAATCTGCTAATACGGTTAGAGATTGGCAAAATTATCATGATAGTGTTGTGAATTTTTATCCAGAAGACGCAATAAGACCACAACATTGCTCTATTCTTGTTAGTAAAGACATGGGATTAACATGGGAAATTCTTCATAAAGAATTCGTTACTTCTTCTCAAGCTGCTGGCCATTGGACAACAGGATATTTCCGTAATGGAGAATGTTTAACAGGCTTTCTTGATAAAACAAGAAAATTCATTAACCCTCTTATTATATCTGAGGGAAAGCATAAATTTACATCTGATGGCATTGATCTAGATGGAGATATACTAATAAAAACTAATACATCTAATCTTATTGATATTACTACTAAAAAAATCAATTATTAATATTTATGCGCAACCTCAAACTAATAACCTTCGTCTCAATCCCCCTGTCTCCGATCGCCGAGCTGTTTGAACGCTACGTGTTCGGAGACTGGGAATTTGTCAAGTTCCTTACGATACTGATTTGTCTGGATACCGTGTTGGGATTTCTGAAGCATTACTTGGCACATGATGTAGACAGCCGGGCGTTCGCCATGATAGTGAAGAAGTTGATCGCTGTGGATAGAGATTTCGCCGAGTGGGAGGCGGCGAGAGAGGATGAGAGCGTAGTGGTTTTATAACTAAATAAAAAAAAGGATCGGAAGAATGGATAGATACATCCCCTACCTGCTAGAAGCGGGCAACTGGTTAAAGACAATGGCGATAGCCGCCGTGGTGACAATGCTAGACTTCATGTCTCCAATCGAGAACTTCTTGGTCGTGATCCTATCATTGGCCTTCATAGACACGTTCTGGGGGCTGGCTGCGGATCACGGGGATTTCCGGAAGAGCAAGTTCATCCGTAGCTGGGTGTACATGCTAGTCTATTTCCTGATCATAATCATCTCGTTCTGGATAGGCGTGATGATGGATATATCGAAGGATAACGCCAAGGCTTTCGTGTCTTGGATTACGTGGGCGATGATATGGTTTTACGGGACCAATGTCTTAAAGAACATGGGCAAGGTATTCCCGGATAACAAGGTGATAGCCTTCTTGTATTGGGTTGCCGCCGTGAAATTTATCAGCAAGGTCAATTTCTTGGATGAGTATAACAAGACAAAGAATAAAAAAGGCTCCCCAGATCCAAGAAGATAGGGGAGCCGGATAAATTTTCGCTTCCCGCCTCTCACAAGGAAGGATAGCAAGGTTAACAAAGCGTCACAAATATACGAATAAAATCAAATAACAATGGCAGAGAAAAAATTACCGAGAGGGTTGCGTCTATGTAACCCCGGAAACATCCGGATCAACAGCGATCTATTTCAAGGCGAGGTTAGACCGAGCAAGGACAAATCGTTTAAGCAGTTCGAGATGATGACGTATGGCTATCGGGCGATCTTTAAGATCTTGTCGAACTACTATCGAAACTATAAACTTGACACGATCCGCAAGATGATAGGTCGCTGGGCGCCGGAAAACGAGAATGATACGGAGGCCTACATTAAGGCCGTATCCGATTATGCCGGCATCCCGGCTGATGATCCTATCAATTTGAATGATCGTGAGCAAATGACCCGGATTGTCGCCGGGATGAGCAAGGTGGAGAATGGGAGGGAGGCCGATATGTCGGATGTTATAGCAGGGTGGAATCTACTATGAAAATATGGTTCGTCATATTGTTATGCCTTCTCTGTGCCTGTGGAACTTCCAAGAAATCCACGGATACGGAGAGGCATGCCACTACAAGTGTCAGTCTATCGGATAGTATCTTTAAAAAAGACAGCCTTTCGGCCATAGAGCGGATATTATCTAACGAGAGATTGAGCGCCCGGATCTTGGTCGTGGAGTGGTCTTCTCCAGACAGCGTGGGGAACATATATCCTGTCAAGACATCCGATATAACCATAGGAAAGGAGCGAGAGGAATCAGGCGAGAAGATCGTTTCGTCCGGATCTGATATGACAGAGGTGAGGACAAATAATGAGACGGTAGTTACCGATGAGAGAGAAACGATAAACGTGGATAAGGAAACGAGGCTTATCCATCCTAGGGTATGGTGGTATCTGTTGGTAGGAGGAATGATTGCGGCCATGTTATGGTGGATCATTAAAAATAGAGGGTGATTTAATATTGATACATAGTGTTATCCAATGACTCCGTGAGGATGAGTTGGCGGGGAGATAAAGAGAAAGAATCTCCCCACGAATTAAAACGGATCGGAAGTTTGTTTTAATTATCGCTGCACGACGGGAGAGATTCTTATTTCTTCTGCCGTGCATTTTTTGTGCCCGGCTTTGATAGTAAAACAAACCACGAAATAAAAAGTTCATGAATAAGGTTGAAATTTTTTACAAGAAAGTGATAGAGGCGGTATGCAAGGAGTGCGGGACCGATCCGGTAATGATGTTTAGCAACAACAAGGAGCGCAATGTTGACGCTAGGGGAGTGGCTATAACGATACTGGCCGATCGCAAGTTGAGCGACAATATCATATCCGATCTGACGGGGATGACGAGGCAGGCGGTCAACAGGATGCGTAACTTGTACCCGGACAGGATAAGGAGGAGTTACTATTTGAGGAGGACGGTGGAGAGTGTTAAAGAGGAGCTATCCGGTACGGTCTGAGGCGTGTTATGTTATATGACATGTGATTTGTCTATGAAAAAATTTTCATATAACAAAATTTTGTGCGACCTTTGCGGAACAAAAGGTGATTTTTATAGCCTCGTCAAGTAACCAGCCTTGGCAGAGGCTTTGTTGTATACGAAAAGTTGCATTATGGAAATATATATGCCACATGCGGTAAATGATATTAGGATAGGAGAAGCCTTTAATCATTTATTCAGGATAATCTTGAAAATGGAGAATTCTGATGATGATGATTTCATATGGAACTTCCAATATACGGCATTTGTGACTCCATTTTTCTTATTGCCTCTTATGCTTTATCGGGATAAATGCGGTAAGAATGTGGTTTGCAGGAATATATCGGATAGTGTTAAAAGCTATCTTGACTCTATTCATTTCGAGGGAGGTGTAGTAGCAGCCGATGTAGGTGATTTTCATAATTATATGGAATATTTTTCTATGAAAAAATATATTCCTATAATAAAGTTCCCGGGATGTAAGAGCAAGGATAGTATAAAAAACGATATACTATCTGTTGCGGAGAATATAATGATAAGGCAACTAAATATTGAAGGAGAGTTGAGAAAGGCTTTATCTTATATGCTGACTGAAACGATAGACAATATATCTGAACATTCAGAGAGTGAATTTGGTTATATATTTGCTCAGTATTATCCGTCAAAGAACTATATAGACATTTGCATAGCGGATAATGGTATAAGTATACTGGGAAGTTATGTCAAATCTGGCAAAGAAGGTATAACTAATGATGTGGAGGCTTTAAAAAGCGCTGGAAAGGGTATATCGACTAAAAATTTGCCAGATACCGAGAATCGTGGTTATGGTATAAGTACTTGCAAGAGAATGTTGTCTAAGGGACTTGGAGGAACATATTTTTTGCTGTCTGGGCAAGCGTTTCATCTTATGTCTGAGGAAGAGACATCATATATAGGACTTCCTAATTATATAAAATGGGATGGAACTATAGTGGCATTAAGGATACCATATAAAGAGGAAAGGATGTTTAATTTTTATGAATATTTAGAATGAAGGTCATGGAAAAGACAATTGTGATATCAGAATTGATAAGGGGAGAGCTTCGTTCTAGGACAGAAGCTAAAAAAATCTATATGAGGGCTAAGGATTTGAATAGTCCATGTGTACGCATTGATTTTAAGGATGTATACTTTATGTCTCGATCATTTGCGGATGAGTTATGCAATACAATAGAGGCATTGGCCTTAGATAAAGTGAGGGTATCTATGGAAAATGAGTGCGACTCTATAGATCTGATGATGAAAATAGTAAAAGGCAATAGAAATAAACCGAGGAATATGCATGAGGACAGTGAGGTTAAAGAATTTTCGGACATGGATTCATTGTCAGAGTTCCTGTCTACCATATAAAATTATTCCATGTTATATAAAAGAGAATGATATGAAAAATTTAGATGAACCAAAAATAGCCAAGGAGTATGATGAATTCCTAGAAAGGAATAGTTTTGATAAATACTCAGATAGAAATAAAGTGAAACATATATCTAGTCCAAACACGCTACAATGCATGTATTGGAAACAGGTGGAACCGGTAGAAATAAAAAGTACCAACCATAAAAATCAAGCGTTGTATATGCCTTTAGTTTGAAAGGTTTAAACAACAATAAGCGTCGTCAACACAAATTGGCGGCGCTTTTTTTGTGTCATCCCCTTCCGCAAAGAACTAGCAACAACCTCGCAACAAGCTAGCAAGGAGATATTTATTTAGCAGAGCACTTCTCTGGATTTTTGTGGTGTCCGGGATAACCCGGATATGATCATTAAAAAATCTAGGTTATGAGAATTAAAGGAATGAATGGTGAGGAGTACAGTGTCACCGGGCAAGGCCAAGGTAATTACAACACCGTGGGAGCTTCCGCAGGTATCGCTTCTTTCTTGGGATTGAACGCCGGGAATCTTTTGGGTGGTTGTGGCAACGTAAGGAACGCTGGATATGGCGGTCCGGTTGAGGTAATCACATCCGAAGACAGGCCTATTTCCCGCTATGAGGCTGGGATGATGGATAAGATTTCCGCTAAGGACTCTGAGATCGCCTTGTTGAAATCCAACACTTACACTGACCAAAAGTTGGCGGATGTTTATGACCGCTTGTTGACAATCATCAACAGGAACAAGGAGGAACAAGCCTCAATTAACATGAACCAAGCCGTTTACAATGGGACTAACACCGCTACATTGAAATGCATGCAACAGCAGATCGCGGATCTAGCGGCATTGAGCGAGTTGGTGATCCCGCAGCGTAAGGTTTGTGATACGGGATGTTGCGGATGTAATTGATGATGGCCATGTACTCTAACGCTCAAAAACTGGCGGCTGTGCTCAATAAGTGGGCACAGCCCGCTATCCAAGGTCTCTTGGGAACTCGGTTGGGACAACTTCCTTTCATAGCGAACATAGACGCTAAGTTACGCTCCACGGGTTGGGTAAGTCCCATGTGGAGCATATCCAAGGAGATATCCCCATTGCTAGACGGATTGTCATCCTCATTAGTTGAGCCGATGTTGGCTCGGTACCTTCAAGGCATCCCCGATGAGGCTATCCCGGAGTTGGCGCACAAGGTGGTGGAGGACGCTATAAGAAACGGCGGGCTTTCCCTGTTTGAGGGAAAGGTCGAGTTCGAGACCGATGACTTGGAGGAACTAAGGACGTTGTTGCGTTACAATCTTCCGGTCCCGGAAAAGACCGGCTCATACGAGGTATTGACAGAAGAACCTATTCCACAAGGTGATGATGTGGATAAATAAATAATCAATAATAATTACGATCATGATTCAATTAACACCAATTGCGATCGCCGCTACCAGCCAACAATACTTGACTAATGTAGTGGAGAATTTATGTCAGGCCTATTGCGCAGACAATGGCGTACAGCCTACCGGCATAGTCAATTTCACCGTCGCCGAGCAAAGTACGGTGAATACGCAAACGACGGTTACGATCAATGCCGCCGTACTTGTGGCTTATACGCCCAAGGGATCCTGCAGGACGGTTACCAAGCAATGGGTCGAGCAATTCAAGGTAGCTTTTATCGGGGCCGCTGGCGCTGTTCCCACGATATCTCTTACCCCTCTCGTTACCCAAGTCACGCCCGAGAACGTCAAGTGCTGTAACCGTGCCTACGGTGTAAGTTTGGCTACCCCATTGACTATTTCCGCTACCTTTCCAGCGGCTCCCGGCGCTTGATTCATTAATGTTTAAAATGCAAGATCATGCGTTACAAAGAACTGATGAAGGATTACCACTCAAAAGGGATGGTATCCGAAAAAAAGATGTGGGAGGCCATAGGAGAACTGGACGAGGCGATGGAGTGTCTAAAGGAAAAAGATCCCGAGAAGTATGACGAGGCCATACGTGATATACATGAGGTTTTTTGCGGGCCTCATTATAATGAGTGCTTTGCTAGGATGGACGTGGCGGCAATGCGTCATAAAGGCAAGGCGGGAGAGCATAAAGGCGAGCACTGGAATATGGAGCAGGTGGCTACCGCTATAAAAGGTATGAGCGTACCGGGCAACGCTAATATTTGGGATGTTTACGTCGCTCTTAATGCGAACTGGCATGACAAGGAGGCAAAGTTCTCTGAATGGTTCGGTCCGGATGCCGAGAAAAAGATCATCGAGGACGCTGTCAATTTCTACTTCATGGATGATGACGCTCCTGAAGGCAAGGTCTGGATTTATATGTGTGCCATGGATGATTAGGCCACGATCACATAACAAGAAAAGAAACGATTCTGTAAGACGGGAGATAGACCGCCTTATAGAATCGTTGTCGTTCGAGCCTATAAACTTTCATGAGATTAAGGCTAGGATAAGGTACCTGATGAGCATAGAAGGGAAAAGAAAGTGACATTACACATTACACTTTATCCTCTATGCTGACATCAAGGCTTGTCGTGCCTTATTGAGCGCATCTTGATCAACATGTCCGTTGATCGCGTTCATTTGATCCGATGGGATACCTTGGATATTTCCACCTTGCTCAACCGCTTGTTTGTTGGATTGAATGGACTGAAGTATCTGGTCTGATCCGGGGTAATATGATAGTGATAACATTTGCTCTGCGGAAATGGCTCCGGCCATCCATAATTCCTTCACCAAGTCGTTTAACATCATTCTCGCTACCGGAGATTCAGCGGATTCCTTGATGTTGACCTTGAAATCTATATCTTGGACTGTCTTCGGGTCATACTCATTATAAGTGGCATAACCCGCGGATCTCTCCATCGATATATTCCTTGGGGATTGATAATATTGATGGATCGTTTTCATCTTTTTACGAGCGATCTCGGCCTCGAACGTGGAGAACTTGGTTAGTAACGTAGCGATAGACGTAGTGGAGTTCTGTGTTTCCATGGCGTATCTGCTTGCCGCCGTTGATCCCGACGGGGTTTTCCCTTGCAAGGCTTCCGACACGGACGTTATATCGTTTATGAAACTCAATTGTAATTGCAATAGCTCCGTGGTACCGATATTGGTAGAGTTCGATGTTATGACCTCCGGTTTGTTCCCGCTCTTGGACGGCTCGTAAAAAATGAATGATCCGATCTCAACGAATTGCTCGGCGAACTCACGATTGGACATCCCGTCCGGAACGGAGTCTTTAGGGATCATCTTTACTCCCTTTACCGCTGATTGGATAGCCAAGTCGTTAAGCATGATCAGCCGGTTGATGTATCGTTGCTGATCTATGATAACGGAAATAAAAGGGACTGTCCTCCCATTCACCAAATAGTGTAACTTATAAACATAGGGGTGAGACTTATACTCATAAGGCGTGTCATACTCGGTAAGTACACGTCCGTCCGGTGATAGCATCTGGAAATGCCAATATTGATCTATTATATAGGTGTATTCTATCAATGGGATCTCCTCCGGTGGTAATCCCTGAGATATTCCCATACGCATACGATCCTCGTTCTCTCTCTTGATAACAGGAAGATCGCTAAGCTCTATCCTGTATATAGGATCATCGGTGTCCATGATATCCACGCAACGGTATCTAGGCTTGTTCTCCAGTGTCCAAACATGGTAGGTCCGGCACAGGTCGGCGGCGGGAGGCGTGTCAAAAGACTCGTCCATGAAACGATCTGTCTGCTGGGTTCCCAGATTTTCCATACGATTGAGCCAAGGTGAGTAAATCTCCTCCAATTGCCTGTAATCATACTCGGACTCCGCTAATACCGAGGCCAGCTCGCCTAATGTATAGTCACGGATCTCCCCGATCAAGGAATCATCCCAGTGCCTTGGATCATTGGCTTTCGACTCATAGAAGAAATAGGAAGGGTTGACCACGTAGGTGTAGCTGTCCTCTATATCGTCATGGCTAGACCATTCTTCCGTTACCACGGCGCATCCACCGCAAATAAACTCTATCATCTCAGAGGTGAGGACATCTTTCATAAGGTTATTTTCCCAGTTGGTCTGTAAAGCGTCCGTCATCATCTGTGACTTGGTATCCGCGTCTTTCTGCCGGGCGAAACATACGGGAAGGGTAGCGGTCTTTGCGTATAACCCCGCCAATGTATTTACGATCTTGAAAAGATGATTGTTCTGCAAAGCGACCCCTCCCGTACGCCTCGCTATCCTATCGCGTTCCTTCGTTCTTTTCCCGTCCTTGTCCACCACGATATCACCCCATTGGTCACCGAACACGTAACGGAAATTACGAAGACGGGTGGCCCTGAAATCGCTAAGGTTTTCCCAAGCGTTTTGGCACCTAGACAGTAAAGGTATGTTGGTCTTGTCCGTGCCTGATATCTTGACGCGGTGCTTGACGCTATCAACCGTCGTGGGGCGTCGGGAAAACCGTGATTTAGGAATAAGTCGTTTCATGATTGATCTTTTTAATCGCAAATAAATCGAATAAAAGCACTTGGTTTTGTCAGAATAACCAAAATAACAAAATAATCATACCTAAAGCCCTATTTTTGCCAGAAAAGGATCACAAATGACATATGAGTTTGAATATATAAAGGCGATAAATAAATGCGAGATGCTATCCAGCTTCGAGGGACGTGATCTCGTCGGGGATAGCGGGGAAAGCCTATATCTAAAGATAAAGATAACGGAACAGGATAGACCTCTTATAAGGACATATCTGGAACAAGCGGCAAGGTCGTTGGAGGAAGGCATGTCCAAAATCATAACCTCTTCCGCTTACTCGGAAGAAGGGTTCGTATGGGAGGTCAGGACGGAGGATACACGTTGGAACGTCAACAGGAAACTGGACGAGAACCTGTTGGACGCTCTGGTTGGTTATTCCATGATGAGTTGGCTTTCCGATCGGAAGCCTGATAGGATAGGGGTTTATAAATCTTTGTGGGAGGATATGTCCGTCATGTGCGTGAAGAACATATACAGGAAGAATCCCCCGCTATTAAAAAAAGCATGATATGGACATAAATCTAGGTTGGACATATTTAAAGCATGACATAGACCAGTGGACGTGGAGGCTGGGAGATATGAGAAAGGAGGATCCCGGTAAAAGATTCTCCTCGCAGTCCGATGATAACGAGGCCGATGATACTTTTATAAGACGCAAGATAGAGGAGGCGGTGGCGACCTTAAAGGTTTCCTTGTCCGGTATCTTGGAGGATATGCCCGGCGATTCGGATGACTCATTGGATACCGATGCCGTGAATTGGGTGTTGCGCATGAAGGATCGTCGTGGAGGATATGATAGTGAGTCATTGGCGACCTTGGTCCATAAATACGTGGTGTGGTTCGTCCTTTGGAATTGGTGCCTGATTTACTTTGAGGAACTAGCCGGAAAGCTAGAGGAGGAGTTAAAGGGTATAGCGTCCATGATAGAGGAAACCGCCTATTCAAGGAAAGCTCCTCGAAAGTGCAAGAGGAAGCCGTTTAAGGATATTGATGATGTCATTGTTGATGATGTCATTATAGAAACAGGAGAAATATGAGAGACAGGAAAATCATACATCCACGTGTCGATATGCGTGGATTTGAGTTAACGATAACGCTATTGAGGTGCGAGATTGAGTATGACGTGGATTTCGAGACATGGAAGGTTGGGGATGTATCGGGCCTTCCCGGAAAGGAAAGAGCTGGGCTGGAGACCTCAGAGGAAACGGCGGATTGGATGTTTCGTCAAGTGAATGACGCGTTGTCGGAGGCTGCCGGCCATTTACGGGCGTTTTCACCTTGGGTTCAGAGCCGCGCCGTAACGGACGAGGTGAAGGATGATAGGGAATGGATCATAAACTTGGTGATGGAAAGAGGATGGCGTGGGGATCCTAGGAGATTGGCCGTTTATATCCACCGTTTCGTGGTTGATAGCGTATTATCTTTTTGGTATAGGATGGTAGATCCATCTAGGGTACAGATGTACGCCTCTCAAAAGGAGGTGGATAGAAGAAATATCATAAACGAGGCAAGGGAGACACAGGTTAAGGATGTTTATTTCAGATTATAGATCATGGGAAAAGGTTTTGAGAATGGTCACATGAAGATGGGAGGAAGGGAGAAGGGAACCCGGAATAAGAACACGGAGATAAAGAATTTTTTCCGTGATTTCGTAATCGACAATCAGGAAGAGTTCAAGAAAGCTTTCCTCAAGCTAAAGGATAAGGATAAATGCGCTGTTTATTTAAAGGCTAGTGAGTTCGTGGTACCAAAGGTATCCTCTATAAAGTTCGAGGATGCCAAAAACACTAATTCCGCTATTGAGTTGTTGAAGGTTGCGGCCAGTTACAAGCAAAAAAAATGACATATACCCCCGGCTAGGCCGAGGGGTACTTTAACGCATCCTCCAATCCCTTCTAGTCTCGAATCTTACTCTGGTTCCTGATAAAGTGTCTAAATCATACAGGTTTGAGAAATAAACGAGCCGATAGTATTTAAAAGCCCTTTGCCTAAGAGATTTAAGCCGAGACCAATTTTTCCTATCCGCGCTTACGAATACCGCTATCTTGATTTTTGAGGACTCATCCTTTCGTAAACCCAACGTCCTAAGATCGACTAGTACCTTCAAAGAGAAAGGATCTCCTAACGTCAAGGCACGTGTGATCGCTATGCCTTTTCTGGTATCTTCCGAGATATATTTTTCCAGTGAGTACAAGGCGTTACCTATTTGCACTACCGAGCTTGGATAATCTTGCGCCATGGCCTTGACCTCTTCCCCTACGAAAGTGGAGAATTCCCCGGTGTCCAAAGAATATACATAATGCTTTCTAGTCCCTTTGGGATAAATATGCAATAGGGAATTCGTATAATCATAGGCAATCTTACAAGCTCGCAATGTCTCTACGAAAGTTTCCGTGTCCGGGATGAACAGATCGCTAAAATCCGGGTTGACATTAAAGAATGTCTCATCAATATTTGCTCCTTCCAACGATGATGATAAAAGGCTGATATCGGAGCCTTGCAATAATTTAAGGCCACGCTCGGTACTGAATACTATCGAGGAATCCAGTTGCGTGATACTATCCGGATTATTGCAAACATCCCTGCTTATAGGTTGGATGGAGGAATACAATCCCGCGTCCGATAATTGCAAGGCCCATATTCCATCGGAAGAGAAAGCGTATAAGGGAAACTGCCCGAATTGCCCTTGGGACAGCGCTTTCGTGGTGGATCGGATACCTACGATCTCACCGGTTCCCACCGTGTTTATTCCCGCCAACGGGAAATAAAACGGGTTATTGACCTCGGACGTATATATCTTGTTTGGCATATTGACCGACTTGTCCGTTGATATTGGTGTGCTATCGCTGCCCGGTTTAAATATGATCGGGGCGTATGAGTCGAAATAGTAAGCCCCGTTCAGCGTGTTATGCGGAGAGAGGGTAACGATCGCTTGGTATCCGTCCGAATTCCGTGTTATCACCATCTTGTATGCGTTAGCGTTGGGGTAATATAGGTAATGCAAATTGATACCAAGGTTATATGAGGAGGATGTTTGAACGACGATATCTTTTTCTCCTTCTCTTATGAAAACCTTTATGCTCAACGTGCTGCTACCGTCGTTGTACGTCACCATGGACTCCGGAGGATAACCATCAAATAGTATCCTTTTTATATTAGCTATATTTAACCGCTGGTTATAAGTATAGGAGTAATCAGGTATTAGCCAATCTAAATTCTGGTACCCGTCCGCGTCAACAAGTTGCTCTCGATTTTGCAACGATCCCAGCACATTATCCTCTAACGTGAGAGAACGTCTTTCACCCCCGTTATAACCGCACAAGTCCTCATACGCTATGCTTGCTACTTTGTAAAACAATGAATTATCCGGCACCTTATTATCCATGGCCTTTCCGGGTAAGACGAGTTGATCGGTATAACCTGATCCCGGCAGGGCTATGGACAAGGCTTCCTCGAATGTATGCCTGTTGTAATATCCTCCACCTATAGAGTACACCCCGAAACCGTTATCGTCTGATATTTTTTGTGCCCTATTAATCTCCCCATAATAATCAAAGGTGTATATTGGCGGCGTTATGAATATATCAAGGCTTTTAACTATGTCCTTCCACCATTCCCTTTGATTCCCCATTCCGCTGACTTTGTAATTAATGGAGCATACCACTGAGGATATAATGAAGTTTACAATGATCTTTGCGTCAAAATCCTCTGTGTCCACGTCAATAGTAAATGGAACGTGAGGAGTTACTCCGGACGATGGTATCATCAGTATCGGGGCTGATTGCATGTAAGACGTTCCGTCATATAGTCTATAAGCGTAACGAATAAAGAACGGATATATAAACATGCCTCGATCTACACTTCTCTCCCTGATAAATTTTGAGACATATCCCATTACGGAATTACTGATAGTTGATAGTTGATCTTCCGTAAAGGCTCCATTATAGGGAGGATCAACGGATACGGACAATTGTTCGGTCTTATCCAATGATCCTACCAATCCGAATGACAGGATAGGGAAGGGGGGCTTATCTCCTAATTCCTTATAAAACTCTCCATCCCAAAGTAAATATCTTATAGGATCTTCGCTTATTACAATCAAGGTGTTTCCTATGGACGTGATAGCTTTGGGAATTTTGTCATATTGGTTCGCCCCTATAAGATGGGTCGTTCCGTCCGTATCCGCATAGCGTAAAACATTCGTCTGGAAAAAGATATAGTGAAGGAGATCCTTTGTCCGATGCACGTACATAAGTATCGATCCTTCCGGAAGGGTTATGCCTAGTTCTTTTGGAGGCTGTATATTCACCAGTTCGCCATTCTTTGGTATCAGATTCACGCATTCTGATAATTCCCCCTCGTTTCCAATAGATGGAGAACGGTGTATCCCATAGGATAATGAAATATCTTGCTGTTCCATTTTTTGCGATAAAATTATATGATATAAGTAATAGGTTTTGACATATTGATCAAAACCTATTGCATTTAGATGGCCTTGATGTGCCTGTTATGATGACATGTATTTTTTTACGACATCCATATTACTAAAGGACATGGATAGAAACCGCACTGAGTCATTCCTTACGCTAGTCAATGCCTCCACGTTGTCTTCAAATGGATTTAACGATTTTATGGCGGAGACAAGATCATGCATACAATAGCATGCCAACAATACATACGATCCCATGACCTCTGAATTGTTTTGTTCAGCGGCTTTATGCAATACTTTGTCTGCGAATCCCATCTTAACCATATTGCCATTGTCATCTTTTTGATACATAGGTATATCAACTCCCATTTTGTCCTTGAAAAAATCCGCTATGGATAAATTAGCCTCTGCTTGTAGGCATCCGTATAGCCTCTCCAAATCTTTCGGGATGGTCTCTTGAACTATATCTGTCCAATCATCACAGACCAACTCCCTTATGACTGAGTAAGGCTCAAGCCTGTCATTGGGAATATCCATGACTTTCACGCTTCCATCCTCGTTATAGTCATCGTCATCGCCGCCATATTCATTAACGCTCTCGACACGTTTCGAGGAAGCGTAATATTTCCAGCTCCCACCAAACTCTGTCAGGTATTCATCCAGTGTTTTTATCCATCCATTCAGCTTGTATATGAATTGATGAAGATACATTTCCCACAAGCATGTATCATAAAAAAGATCAATGCAATATCGGCTATTTTCATCATCTTTATGACGAAAAGTACGGGGTGCGGATATGATTCTCGCCATATCCAAATTCCCTAACACCTTATTGAAAAAGTTGGCCAATAAACTGTCTTCATCTATGCGTGATAACAGCTCATAAAAAGGTTTATCTCTCATTAGGCTGAAATTTTAAGGTTATACAAATCAAGGATGAACTTCTTCCCGGCCTCCGTCCAATACATATGCTGGCGTGTCTTAATCTCATGGTTATTTATTATTAATAGAATGCTCTAATTCCGTAACCAATGACACATTGCAGATAGCTCTTTGTCTCTGCCACTCAAGAAACTTATTTTGTAATTCCTCGTTTCCCGAGTCAGATATTAATCTGAGCAGTTCAGATTCTATTTTGCTAAGTTTTTCAACTTCGATTTGATGATTACTTTTACTCATGATTTCTTACGGTTTAGCTACTAATTTCAATCTATATCCTAAGTTGTTAGTTTTCTCATCCTTATCTATCAGATGAGAGTACAATTCATCCATTATGATATAAAATATCACTTTGGGTAAAGGCTTTTGAAGGTAATTTGCGAAGTCTTCAAACAATAAATGTTTTGGGGTTACTTCTTCTATTTCTTCAAAACATTCATGCAATGGCTTAAATTGTAAGCCATGTTTTTGGGGATTTGTCAACAGTTCCTTGTAGGCGTTGACTGTTTCAGGTGATAATACCATTTCGTACTTTATATTCTTAGCTGTTAGTTATTCTTTGAAATCCAGTTATCAGTATCACAGTGAAAGCAATATCCGGTTTTAGGATGCTCCGCACCGTCTTTTGCTCCACAGGTTCCACAATAATACTCCTTGTCATATTCCGGGGAAAGACCTTTATTCCGTTCTTTGATAACGGCTTTTCTTTCTTCAAGCATCATCATTTTATCGGGATTACGACTCAAATAAAACTTTCTGACTTTCCGTATTTGTTTCTCAAACAGATCGTCAGATTCGGCAATTTGTTTTGATGTATATTTGCTCATGATTCGTTGTTTTTTTATTATGAGCCTTCACGGGAAGGCTCGGTTAATACTATTCCTCTTAATAGTCTAATAAAAGACCTCATGTACTCGCAATTCTGATTGCAATCATTCATTTGATTGCACATTCGATCATTGTCTTTAGAGAGGTTTGGACAACTTTTCCAGTGAGCATTAATAGCTTCTGCCATTTCCCATTCGGCACCTGCTATAAATCCCTGATAATACGCAGGGAATGCACTACCGCTACTCCTGCTTTCAGCGAATAAATGAGCCGCTTCTTCTACAGTCTGCCCCGTATCAATCTTGCTCATTGTCTTTTCCTCTTTTTATAACTTCAATATCTTCAATCTGTATATACGCTATAACATAGCAATATTCATCATTTTCATTATCTTCCACCAAAAGATTAAATCGATTCCCCGACAAATCATATATCGGCATAAATACATCTTCGATATATGCTTCAATATACTTGCCTTTGTTGTTTACCCGAACAAAATCCCCCTTTTTGAATGGTAGAGAATTTACGTATTCAAGTTTTAGTTTCTCAATCTGATTATTCAGATCTTGAAATCGTTGTTGGTATTCTTGTTTTGTCATAACTTATATATATTTTCCATATCAATATCTCTTTTCATGATTTTAAATAATATTTAAATATTGCTAACCACACATTGTTAGTACATGGTAAACCTGTATATTTGCGTTGCGTTTGGTTGGAACATTAACACCTCCAATCTGGTGAACTGTCATTCACCTCCTTGTCCTATCTCCCTTGTCCGAGAAAAGACACAAGCCCATTGTCCTGTAACTTTGGGCTTTTTTTAGTTTCGCTTGACAGGGCGTAGCTAAATATAGCTTGACGATGCAGGTCGTCAGGCAAATCGGAAAGGAGGTGTTTTATGTGGAAGACCAAACGCGCGAAGACAGCAAGACTCGTATTTTCTGTCGCTACATCGTAAAGAATGGTAAGAGAATCTATCCTAAGACCTCTCGTTACTTCTCTTTCTTGGTGATCGCCTCATGAAGCGAATTATACACCCGGGCGAATATTTTTCTTTGCTCTTTGTCTTTTAATGAGTCCGCAAACTTGTGCATGACCATCTTCTTCTTGTTATCCCAGATTATCCGTGCCTTATCCACGCCGTCAACAAACAATATATGCGGATATTTACCCCATTGTATCAATATGCCATTATCGATAAGATCTGTGATCTCCTTTGGCATTAGCTCTTTACTACGGGCCATGCCTATGAGCTTACCTTCCTCTCGCTCTATGGCCGACTTTGTTTTCTCTATCTCCTTTTGGAGATTGGATATAGCGTTGTTCTGCCTGTCCCATCTTCGCATAGTGGCCGGGCCGTTCCTCTTATCGTTAAGAGGTTGCCCGTTAGCGGAGGATACATCCTCGAAGTGGTCGTTGATCTTTTTGTTGAATTTATCCTCTTTCTTTTTAAGAGAGGATTTTAGTATCTCTAGTCTACTCATATTTATCCTCCTTCAATTCTAAAAATATTACATCTTGATTGTCTTCTCTTTGGAGATCCAAACAAGCCATATTTGCGCATTCTTCTTTCTTTCTGTTGAAGAAATAGCAGTCAATACAAAGACCCTCGCAAACCTTTAGATTAACCTTCCCTTGACGGAACGTCTCGCCTATAGCGTATTCTTTAGCCACATTTACCCCTCCTGTATTATGACATCCCCATCCTTATCCGTGAACACGTCCACTAAATCGTAGTAATATTGATCGTCGGACGTGCGGATCATTACCTCCGCTTCCGAGTCTTGCTCTTGGAGAAGAGCGATTAGTTCTTTATTTCTCATAATTTTCTCCTGTTGATTTAAGGGGGTACCCCTTGGACGGAATACCCCGGGTAAGTATTAGTTCTGCTCTGCGAGTTTCTTGAACTCCCCAAGCAACATATAGATCGTGGCGATATCGTCCTTGAAACGATCCACCGTTTCCTCGTTGATGCACCATGAGTAATTGAATACAAGGTCTGTCAATTGTTCGCACATTTCCGATGGATTGATAACCTTGTTAATGAACTCGTTGAAGGACGTGAAATCGTATTCTTTAGCCTGCATAGTTCAACTCCTCCATCTTTGAAAATCCCAATACTAACATAAGAGAATCGAATTTGTCCACATACCACTCCGGTTGAGTTTCCTTAGGGTTGTTCTTGTTTATCTGATTCTCTCCGTATTCGAGTCCTTTCTTGGATATTGAGTTGAAATATTTGATCTTGCCTTTAGATGATTTACGTGATATACGTTCGATATATCCTAGCTCCATCGCCCCGGAACAGGCATCCCCTGCATACGACCGCTTTCCCTTGGTATATTGCCTCGAAGCGCTTGACTTGCACCCTGTTTGTCCCGACTTGGATAACAAAGCCGGTAGGGGTGTTTCTCAATCTCTCTGTTATTTCCATGTTACTCTATATCAGTTTTCTTTACCATTAACGGGTATGTTTGAATCATCTTTTTGAATATTCTCGGAAAAAGCCTTGGCTAATGTTAAATATTCCGGACAGGGCACGGCCTTGCGCCCCCATTCTTCCCATTGCTCATCACGCTTTTTGCGCTGTATTTCCCGATCGTAGGCTTCTAGCTGTTGGCGGCGATAAACCTTGAAGTCTATCAGGGCACGGCTTATCATCATGGGGTCTACATTGCCATAAAAAACGCCAAATGATCCTCCCTTTAACATGTGGAAAAACAATAGCAATTCCGAGGCTTTCAGAAAGTAATACTCGGTCTCAATGATCCCGGCAAGCTCTATCATTTGGTTTGTATCTATCTTCCCATTTACGCCAGTGAAATCGTTAAGGTTCTCCAATTGAGCCATTATCCAAGCGGATACCTGCTTCTCTGGGTAAGCTTGCAAGAGAGTGGCTATTGAAGGTGCCTCCCCCATGAATGATCTTTCCTTGTTCTGGGCGCAAACCTTTTGCAGCGAAGGGTTGAAGGTCTTAGCGAAGCATAATCCATCACCGTAACGCTCAATCACTCTTACCGCAATCAGAGAAGGCTTCTTGGAAATATCCGGCAAGTTTTGACTTTCTATCCGTATCCCTATCTTGTTTACATGTTCCATTGCTATTTTCGTTTGATTTGATCCTCAAATTAATTTTGAGCCAAGACGCGAAGTGACTCCTTGCGTCTTTGGGAGACTTCATACCAACATCCCGGCAAGCCATATCCTTGAAGAATTCGTCCAGATAGTCTTTGAACTGAGAGGTGCTTATGTATTGCTGCATGCATACCGTCTCGATCCAAGCGATATTAGCCTCCAAAATCTTTTTACACTCATCCAAAGGTTTCTCAACCAAATCAGGGTTGAATCCGGGATGAGATGGGGTGAGAGGAGAGCCTTTAGGCTCGTTTTTCTTATTACTCTCGCTAGAGAGTAATTCTTTTTTTTTCTTTACTTTACTTTTACTTTGTGTACTTTTTGCGGAGTTTATTGGCTTTTCTTCGGAAGAAATAATCTTTTCTTCGGAAGAAATAAGGGAAAATTCCGAAATTTCACTATTTCTTCTGCACAAATCGCAGATCTTTTTATACCGTTCCTGTATCCCTTTCGAAGTCAATATTCCATCAGACACATATAATTCATTATGAAATAACCCCAGCTTCAAGCAGCTATTAATTACCTCCAGTATATACGCCTCTTCGAACCCGGTTTGTTCCGATATAATGAATGGCAACTCTTTGTCCCACCTCATGTAGTACCCATCTTTGTAGATAATACATAGCAGGAGAGTATATACTGTTACGGCTTTACCACTTTGATACTTGATCAGTTTTCTAATGCGAATGTCTTGGAATAAATCAATATCGAAAGGGAAATAGTCAAGACCGTTTTTTTTGTTTCGTCCCATGCTTGTTTCTTTTTAGATATGCCATTTTTTATGTAGTTTTATTTTTTTAGACAATACAATATACTCCCCGGCCTAGACCGGGGCTTTTAAAATCTTAATATGTCAATCGTATTATGCTACAGGGATGAATACAGCAGGATTGTTTTTCTTTTCGTATAGTTTGCGGAGATAGTCAATAAGAGGATCGAAGGCGGTAATGAATCCCTCGTTTATCAGATCGGCAATTTTCTTCTCCAGTTGCCACAATTCACGTTGCTTTCTTTCGTCACCGTGCTTGTTACGCAACAACTTCTCATGCCCATTGAAGATTATCCAGTTCAAAGCCTCTCCGATCTTCTTCATCGCCTTTGGCATGTAATCTTTCGGAACGATCTTCATGACAGCCGAGGACAATTCCTTGTAAGCGTCACCTGCATCGTTGCGGTAGCGTATCATTTCGTCAGACACGAATTTAAGTACGTGATATTCAAATTTTGGACTTAAATACATGGCAAATTTTATAAACAAGATTGGATGCATCCATGTCCCACCATTTTTCTTGCCTCTGCACGTCTTGGATAGCGCATTTTTTAATTCCGTAAATTCTACGGATTTAAAATCTAGCTCATTTTTAGCTATTTCAGACATTAGTTGAGTTAAATTTGTGCTTTTCCAAAAGTTATCAAGGTCTCTTGTTTTTAAATCCCCGAAATTCTGGGATTTAGTTTTAATCGATTCATTCCATTGTTTTAAAAGGTTCGTTGCGTTAAAATAACCGTCACTTGTTCGTTGGATAACATTAAACTTGCCTATCTTTCGAACCATTTCTTGGCTTGTTTTCATATCTTTATTCTTTAAATTATTTCAAAGAAAAAGGGGCAAATCCATATACTCCCAATGTGCAAGACGGAATATATAGAAATGCCCTAAAAAATATCTTTATTCGACCATTAGTCTTGCATATAATGATCGTTTAATTCTTAGCTTGTACCGTAAAGGTAATGACAATTATCAAGGTGCGCAATAGGGGGCTTATACATTTTATGTCCTTTTGTTATCAAATGTTTATAAGATGGATAAAAGTTGATTTTGCAAGCAAAACCAAATGTGTTTCGACTTTGATATCTATTTCATATCGAGTTTGATATATGATTCGATATATGAATTAGATACTTGTTTTAATGTAAGTAATTGTTACTTATATGTTTGCTTATATACTATGATTAGTATCATCGAAACGTTACGATCAATTGGTTTAGTCAACTATGTTTATCAACTTTTTTACCTACAATATTATTTGATTCATTAAATATATTTAACCAAGTAATATCCCCTATTTGATAGTCCTCTTGATCTCGTCCATCAACCTCTCCGTTATCCTTGGATTATGCGCAAATGACGGGACTTTGAGCGTTTAGAAACTTGTTCACGAAGTAAACTTGCCCTTTCCCGGTGACCTTCGGCGTGATAGTAGTATGCAGTACCCCGTTATTCCCGGATCTTACGCCTTTCTTCAACTCGAACAAGCCTTGCTCTACGTATTGCTGGTTAGGGATATTGTATCTCTCACCATGCTTTCCGAGATACCCGTTGTCACGCATCCATGCGAACAACCTTTTCTCCCCGATGGAATACCCGTTTTGAGCGATCAGCTTGGCGAGCTCACCGATCAGGCAGGAATTGTTCGCCGATTGAACGGCGTTAGTAAAAGCCACGGCGGGAGCGGCCTCAGTTACTTTCCGCTCGGCCTCGATACGCTTTTGTTGTTCCTCTTTAAGGTTTGTGGCCAATTGGATCAAGAAATCGGGTGAGGCCAAGGCTTTCTCCAGTGTATCGTTTGTCATATACGCCCCATGTTTACGGATGGAAGGGAGAACCTCTCCGCATACCCAGTCTTGGAATGGTTCGGCTTGCGGTTTGTCGGATCGCATGATTACCTTGTAGAGGTTCTTTTCGTTAATAAAAACAAGTTGTTGGATAACCTCTGCCCCGTGTTGGTTATATGTTGGGGTATCGGTTAAAACTACACCCCTCTGATCCAATCTTGATTTACAATCACTGACATTTTTTATTTCCAAAACCCGGCAAACATCCGTAAGGCAAAATAAAGGGTTCTCACTTGTCCCGGCTACTCTCACTTCACCGAAACGATCGTTCTTGAATATTTCAATTCCTTTCATAATACGTAAGGCTTAAATTTTAGACAAAAGAAATTCCAAGCAATCCTCGTGTGGATCACTTGAATGATAGTTGTTACGGAACTCACGAAACGCGTCGTAAAGCCCGTTGGAGAGGATGAAGGAATACGCCTTGTTCTTGGCGTTCTTCTCGGTTTCAAACTTTCGGTAGGATACAGTTCTCGCACTGTTAGACGTAGATGTAGAAGTTACTATACTTCGCTTCTCCTCTAATTTCAACTTCGTTGGCATTGTTGTTTGAAATTTTGAGTACAAAAAGAAAGCTGTCCGCTTCCCTATTTCGCGCCAACGAAACTACAAGTCATAAAGATGTGTAGCCAACAAGGGAAAACGAACAGCTTATATCTTTGGATATAACACAGTCGAATGGATATAAAAAATCCACACATCATCTATGTCTATGTATGTTTCGTTGGCATGAAACACTGCAAAGATACAACTCAAATTCAAAATGCCAAACAAAAAACTAATATTTATCTTTCTTATTTAAGTTATCGTTTATAGTTGTCGCAATACCGGAAGGAGTTAGCTACCCTCCCGGTGTTCAATATCTCGCACCATACGGCCAGACCCTTGTGAGGCTTGCCGTGCACGCAATCGCCACATTTCACCTTTTCTTGCTCGTCTTTCTTCTTAGCCATTTCAATCCTTTATGCCTTTCTGATCCCTCAAATCCTTTATTCGTTTCTTGTAATCTTCGATCATCAATTGGTAATCGAATGCCGAGAGTTTAGAGATAGAGTGCTTTTTCACCTCAAGCTCGTTAATTACTTTTATGCCATACTTATTTATCAAGCCCTTGGCATAACCGATGTTGTTGCCCTCGTCGAAACGGTTGCAAGACCTGCATTGAGCGTTGCAGTTTCTCTCGCTGTATCTGGTACCCATATGTGACCGGTTGACGAAATGTCCGCAATCTGCCTCTTTCCAATGCACGATCTTCCCACAGCTTATGCAACGGCAATAACCGTTGTTGTCAGCATCCCTTATTCTTATAAATACGGAGAATATACGGTCTAGTCTGTTCTTTAAAGAGGTTATGTTCTTTACTTTTCCCATGGATGTTTTCTTTTTTCGTTTATTAATAAGAATCCTGCCAAGATCACTGCTATAAGTCCGAGTATTGCGGTGATAAGGTATATGGCCATTGTCAAGTGATCTAAATCTTGTATTGTTCCCATGATTATGTGTTTGTTATTCGTGGACGGTGCCGGGATCGAACCGGCCTCTTTACGTCATGCACTCCGTAACGTTTCATCCCGGAATACTTACCGCCCGAAATCCCCGCATATCCTCACGGGCGGCGGGGATAATCATTACTAAACTAAATCTAATACCATGAAAAACACACTAATATCAATATCAAACCTCTAGCTCTTCAATTAAGAGTTGTCCACATCCCATGAACCATACTTGGGAAGCTGGTGATTTCTGGAGCAAGGCGATCTCTATTGCGGCCTCCTTGAACTTGCTCTTGTCATGCCCGGCCTTTTGCCTGATGAAGGATTGCGTTCTCGTAATGAGATCTCCGTCCCCTTCCTTGGGATCACGGGTTATGATATCCTTGCACTCTCTCATCTTATCCTCTATTGATTTAGAGGTGTCGGACAATGATTTCTCTATCTCTTTTTTATCGATATCTACAACTCTCTTATTGACATCCGCGTTGAACGGGAATACGTCCATGATCATTGTCTCCGTGACAGAGGCTATGGTGTAATCCGCCATTGTCCCCTTCATGCCTTCTTCTAGCACGGTTATGGCCTCTTTTAGACTAGAGGCTTGGGCTAACATGGTAGCGGCGGTTTTCTTTTCCGCTCCGCTCTTCTCGTCCAACGTTATAAAATAAACCTTGATCTTATAGAACCGGTCACCATTCTCGTTGAAGAATAATTCGGATAAACGAGCTCGTTTGATGTCTGTTACCGTGAACTCACCCGTGATGAAGGGGCGGATCTCCTCGATGATTTTTGCTTCCGCTTCCGTAAAACTTAAGCTATCAACTAAATATTCTTCTGTTACCCGTTTTTGATTGCCATTTTCTAATAATTTTTCAAATGACACTTTACATGAAAAATATGTTCTTGCCATAATTATTTATTTTTTATAAATTCCCACCTAAAACCTCCAGCTTGTCTATTTTTACCTTGACATACGCAAGATATGTTTTGGCTTTTTATCCCTGTTGATTTGGCCGCTTGTGATATTGATTCAAATTCTCTTATATTATTTCCTTTATTATCAATTTGAATAACAGGTTTACCCGGCGCAAATTTCTTTTTTAAAATATCTCTTCTGTGTATCTGGTTTTCAGAAGAGTCACACCATTCTATATTTGATAGATTGTTATTGGTCTTATTTCCATCAATATGATTTACTTGATTTTTGAAAATATCACGGGGTAGGAACGATTTAGCTACTAATCTGTGAATAAGAAAACGTTTATATTTCCCATTCTTAAATAGTGTCACTGTTAGATATCCTTTACTATGCTTGCCAAGCGATAGAATTTGGGCATTTCTTTTATATCTTCCAGTCCCTTTACTTTCAAATATCCTTTCCTTAGACCTAACTCTACCCATATTAGAAACTTGATATAACCCTTCGTATCCAACTATATCTTTCCAAATTTCATCCATATTTATATCATGTATTGTGCATATTGTTAATAGTTTACGTTATACTTCTTTCTCTCGTATTGTGGTACATACCCCTTGCAAGGGGTGTTCCCATTAAATAAGACCGACTCTGGCCTTACAGTTTCCCCATCTTTTTTAGACGGGTCTGTCCAATGCCTCTGCCGTTGATGGCAAAGGCAATGTCTTTTAGAGCAAGCCTCATTGAGGCAGTATTTAAGATCTCTCATTATCGTATCTCTTATAGGTTTCCAGCTTCTTGACCTCCTTTTTAAGGAGTCTGGCCGCATCCATGTATTTGACGCTGCCATAAGGAGCGGTAATAATAATGTTGGTATGCCTCACGATCTTATCGATAAGGTAATTTGGAGGCCTGTCGCTTTTTCTCATCTCCTGCAGTATTGTTGATACATTTCCTCGTAGCCGGGATCGCCGAAATAGGGAAGATAGCAACCCAGATCGGTTTGCGCCCAGGCTTTCATCTTATCCATGAGTGAGGACAGCTCGGAGGTTGTCATGGAAGATGTCTGGTAATCCACCATCTGTGTCTCTCCGGTGATCTTGTTCATGTCCTCTCTCATTCCTAGTAACGCTCTCTTGACATCCCGTTTGCAATCCTCCAAGGAGGTATAACCGGCATGATCTGCTATCACTTGTATCCATAAGTGGAAGAGAGCGTTTTGGTTCAAGGTTCTTTGCTTCCTTTTCATTGATACCTCGATGAATTCCCCCGATTTAATGATCTTATTGAAATAAGTTATCGCTCTCTCCCTGTCGAACGCGTTTCTCGTGTTGAATACCATACATCAAAAAGGTAAATCGTCTATGGGTTGAGCCATAGGCGGGAAATCAGATTGGGATGGAATGTCGTTGGCGGTCACTTGAGGTCTGGAACCGGCGTTGTCGCTCTTTCCGCATAACATGATATCGTATGCCAATATATCGGTAACATACCGTTTTATACCGTCTTTCTCGTACTCCCTGTAATTGATCGTCCCTAGGATTGTCACCTTGTCTCCCTTGTGGATGTATTTCTCGGCTATCTCGGCCAACCCACGCCATGCCACGACGTTATGCCATTGCGTCTTCTCAGGCACATCCGTGCCGTCCTGCCTCTTGTAACCTCCGGTGGAGGTGGCCAAGGAGAATGTCGCCGCCTTGACCCCATTATCGAAAGTCCTTATTTCCGGGTCCTTACCTACGTTGCCTATCAATAGGCATTGGTTTATGCTCTTGCTCATGCTCTTTTATGATTTGTAGATTGGTAAATTATCGAATAGGCCCCTGAACTTGGACCATTGGACGAACTCCTTAAGCAGGATACGATTGTCTTGCTCCATGGTGTTGTACCAATGACATCCAATAGCCGGGGCGTAAGGCTTTAGGTTCAGTCCACGGACATCATAACCATGTTTGTCCTTGTCGTATCCTACGAACTGGAACAAGTCGAAAAAGAAGTCTCCCACGCCGAATAGCTCCATATAGAATCTCCACTGGCAACTATCCGTGTAATCGGAGTCCTTTATAGGGGAGTATTTCGTCTTTATGTCCCTTATCTCAAGTCCGTTTATGATATCGGCACAACCCGTTATAACTATTTCCCCCATGTCCATGTATTCCCTTATCTCGTGGAAGGCATTGGGGAAGCGGTCCTTGTATTCCAGAGCTGTCTTGCATTGTTTCAAGTCCAGCTTCACGGGGTAGCCGTCTATATCGAACTCCGTCCCCGGGATCTCCGTCTCCGTCCCCGGGATCTTTTTGCATCCGAGGGTATCGCCTTCCACTATCTTATGGAAGGCCGTCCCCACTCTCGTATACTGGTTTCCCGTGAATTGCCCGGTGAGATTGTCTATGACCGATCGCTCGTCATCATATTCGGAATGTTCCGTTATGTAACGCCTGAATTTCTCCAGTTGGGTTACCCTAAGCAACCTTTTCATCCTTGACGAATTTACCCGTTTCCTTGTTAAATACGAATCCTTTCTCTCCTAGGACTTTTATCATCTTTTCCTTGAAAGGTCTCTCGAATACCTTGTTTAGAGATTGTTTTATCTCTATCATACGGTTCGCCTCTTCCTCCGTCTCCACGGCTTCCAGCGCTATATTCGCTCGATCCAGCGCTTCCATAGCGATCCTTTGTTCCTCGGTCTTGCTTTGTATGGCCTTTTTAACCTTTGACACTATACCGGCCATGAAGGAGGGAAACTCCGTTGAGTTGCATTCAGGTATCACGGTTGGCGGTATTTGTGCCACGTTCTTCCCTACGGTGGTATCCGTAGGATCGAAACATATGGTTCTCTTTCCGTTTATCATGGTGATAAACCCCACTTGATCCGCTATACGGATCAACAGGTCCTTGGATTGTCCCGTGCAGTCCGGGGAATGCTTTATCAAGTCTCCCTCTTGGGTCTCCTTGTCATGGCATACGAAGATGATATCCGAGCAATCGGATCGTCTCCTGTTGACGAAGTTCTTGAACTCGTCCGCTATGTAACCGAACAATTTAAGCTTGTTCTTGCTCAGCTTGTAATCTTGCTTAACCCCGTATACGGCCAAGAAATCATCCAGCATTGATTTCGCCGTGTCCACTATAATGGTTTTATATCCTTTCATCGAGCCTTCCTCGGAAAGAATATCCTCCCATGTTTGCGCCGTAAGCGTGTCAACTTGATTCGCCGCCCGGTCAAATCCCCGGTCGCAATCGATCAATAATGGGTTCTCGCTCGTGTTGGAAAGAGATGTCTTTCCTGTTCCCGGCGTGCCGTAAATGACCATGATAATAGGTCTAAGCGGCCTAACGTCTGTTTTCTTTAAAATAGGCATAATATTTATTTTTAAAATGTTTCGTCAGCCTCCGGGAGTCGAACCCGGACTAAGACCATCGGCCGCCCTGCCCTTATTACCGTGTCCCTTTCCACCGGGCCAATGATATCGTCATGGCCTACCACTTGTCTAGGATATCGGTTGCCGGTCTGGGGCGGGGTTGCACCTCGTAAGGGCAGGTTTACCAATTATAAGAATCAAACAGGAACCTAAGCTCTTCCATGCTCTCCTCATATTCCTCGTTGTCTTCCTCCCCGTCGTACTCCGGTTCGCCGTCGGGGTCTTTGATGTAGATGTCTCTCATATATCTTGATTTGTGGGCCTCCGGGAGTCGAACCCGGCCATCCCCATGTTAGGGGCGCTCTACCGATAAGCTAAGGCCTTGAATTTATTCGATCTCAATAATCTCGAATTTTCCTTTCTTTATATATATCTTATGATTGTAGTAGTCTTTGACTATTCCATGATCGGAAACTGTGTTTATGTTCCCTGTGCAATCCTCCACATATGAGTTATCGTAAGCCTTGACCGTGGCAGAGCCGCAAGCCTCGACCGTGGCAGAGCCGTAAGCCTCGACCGTGGCAGAGTCGTAAGCCTC